AGCCAAGATACTTGAACGTTCCGGTTCCTGTCGCAGACGTTGCCACACGGGTAGCATAGCGGGTGCGGGTGTGGATGCTCTCGGCGGTCGCCTGAGCGCAGTTGCAGTCAGTCAGAGGGTATGCGGTCGTGCCTGCACCGATGGTGATGACCACAGGTGCGTTGATGGTAGTCGTGTCCGGCAAGCTCTGGGCAACGACAATGCAATATTTTTCGCCCGCCGCGTAAGACCCGGCAGGGATGTTGATGGTCAGTGTGTCGTCGGCAAACGTGACTGCCTGACTAATGACCAAGTGCGAACAGAGTTTGCAGCTTGTTTTGCAAGCCATAGTATTTTCCTCCTAAAAAATCAGGGGCAGAGGTGTCTTACCCCTGCCCCGATGGTTCACCCGGTGTTATCGGGGAGTGTGTAGGTTAGCAGCAGCCGCAGCAGTTCACGCCCACGTTGGGGTTTGCCACCTGATAAGCGGGAATCGGACGAGGATTGACCCGATTCAGGATGGTATCAGTCTGCTGGGACATCACGGTGGTCAGAAGCGCATTCTGCCGATCCTGAGAAGCGGCAAACTTGAGGTTCTGGTTCTCAGCGGTCAGAGTTGCGATCTTGTCCTGCGTGAAGTAGTCCATCATGCTGCGGAAGTTGGCGTTGCAGTTGTCCACGATGGCGCGGGCATTGTCTGCGATGGCCTGCCGGGTGGCACAGTCTTCCGTTGCGATGGTGTACTTCAGGTCGCCGATCAGCTGCTTGTTCTCGCAGCAGCAAGATGCCAGCTGCGTGGCAAGAGCGGTCTGACCCGCCTGCCGTGCGTTGCCTTCCTGCATGATAGCAAGGCTGATGGCATTGTCGCCGTTGGACACGCTGCGTTCCAGACCGTTCACCAGCTGTGCGTTCTGGTAGCCAAGCTGACAGATAGCACTGTTCACGCCAGCAAAGCCGTTCGCAATGTTGGCGTTGATGCCATTGATCTGTGCCAGCTGGTCATAGCCCAGAGAGCAGATACCGCTCTGGATGCCCGCCAGAGAGCGGGAGGTATCCTGCTGGTAGAAACCCTCAGACAGAGCCGCGCGGGTGTCGTTACCGCCCTGCCCGGTTGCGCCAGTGCCGACCAGATAGGGGATGTAGCTCGCCATACCGTTGTCGCTGCCGTTGCGCCCGTTGCCGTAGTTGCCCCAGCCGAAGATGATAGCGAGGATAATAACAGCCCAAAGACCCTCGTTGCCGAAGAATCCGCCGTTGTTATTGCCGCCGTCCTGCCCAGCCAGATAGCCAGTTGCAAAATCGTCCATAACAAAACTCCTTTCAGTTTTGCGTATGCTATCCCACCGCCGTATGCGATGGGCGAAGCCAAACAAATGCGGTTTTTGTCAAGTCCGCAAAACTGAGAAGCGTTTCGCTTAGAGAGATGCTTATTTTAGGGTTGTTAAGTCAGCTCGGAGGGTTGTCTTTTTTATCTTTTGAGTCATCCCAATTTTTGCTGGCAGCACCGAAAATGAAGCCAAGCATTAAAGGAACCCATATTTTGTCATCGCCACACAGATTGTTGATGTCAAAATCTTTTTCGGAATGGCTGTTTTCAAAATCATCCATTGCAAAGTCTCCTCACTTCGGAAGCGTCAAATTCAGGACGCTTGCCAGCTGGTTCAGGTCGATGCCACGCTCTTTGGCGAGGTTCTGCGCCATCGTTCGGAGTTGCGCTTCGTTTTTGCCCTGAATCAGGTTCAAGCCCTGCATGATGGGGGCATTCTGCCCGCTCAACTGCTGGATAAGCCCCATCGGGTTTTGCCCGGCACGAGCCAGATTTGCAAGCTGCATGATGGGGCTGTGAGTAATCATATCAAATGGAGAGGGCATTTTTATTCTCCTTTCTTTGCTGCGGTAGCGGGCTTAGAAAAGCTCTTCTGCCACTTTTCCAGCTCATCCAGCCGATGCACAAGGGCGTTGTACTGCTCAATAGGCACATACTGCTGTGTCGGTGCAGCGGTCTGCTGTGCCTGTTGTGCTTGCATCTGCCGCCATGCTTCCGGGCTGTAAAACTCTAACACGTCAGATTCACAAGTGTTTGGATTCAAACGTTTGCAGTAGATGACGCCACTACGCAAATCCGGGCAATACGTCCATCTTCCGTACAGATCAGACGGTATCGCCAGAAATTCTTCCCTGCTGGAAACAGGTCTGCCAAGCAACCAGCCGCCGTCCTGTGCCGACTGCTGAACAGGCTGCTGCCCATTCATCGGCTGCGGACGCTGCGGTTGTGCCTGTTGCATCTGCGTATTTGGCAGGGGAGTGGCGAGCCCAACTGTACCCATGCCGCCGTAAGGATTGACAGGCTGCTGCGGAACGTAGGGCGCTCCGGGTGTCGGGTAATAGCTCATAATACATCCCTCCTTGTGCTCCCAGTGTACCGCATCGGCAAGAAGTGAAGGACAACAAAGGTACAACGAAGGACAAAAAAGAAAAGCGCTCACACGGAAAAATCCGCATGAGCGCTTGAAGATTCACCTATAAAGCAAAAAATCCCCCACTTTGCCTACAAAGTACCTCGCGTGGAACGCAGGGCTTCGGCAAAGCAGGGGATCTCAGATATCCACCCTAATGCGCTTCTTCGAGAGGCCGGGTGGATTTGTTGAGATAATTATACCACAATCCGTGCAAAAAGAAAAGCGGCAGACCCGAAAGCCTGCCGCTTCAATGCGTTTTCGTGAAAAATCACACCCAATTAAGATTATGATATCACACATCCAGCATTTTATCAATAATTTTTAGCCTATTGCCGATCGATGTCCGACAATACGGCACACGCGCTGCAATATCAACTTGGCATAGCTGGTCAACGTACCGCAACCGGGCGATTTTCCGGTCATACCTCCCAAGCGGCGCACGTTTTATCACAGCTTTTATCTGTTCTGCATTAAGCCCTTGCAACGCTGGCGGAAAGACTATGCGAGCCGCCGCCACAGGTAGCACCGAGCCAGAAAGGTTGCGGCAGCTGTCCGGCGTTGCGCACCATAGTGCCAAGCACGGAGAAGCGGTGACAAAACGTCACCATTTCGTTGGCATTGCCGAGATGGTATGTTTTCGTGAGGTCACGAAAACGTGCGCAGACCATTTTCGTGATGTCACGAAATTGCTCTTGTGCGGCGTACATTTTGTTGGTGTCAACAAAATGCTCGTATGTAGTGCTTGCCATGATATCACTCCTTATTGTGAACAATGAGATAACGAATTGCGGAAATTTTGACGATAACGCTATCGTCCGGGTTGTTTTGTTGCACACCGCTGAACGCAACGTATTCGCCATTTATCCACAAAATATTTCCTTCCAACCGCATGAGCCATTTTCCGCTGCCATCGAAATCAGCGGCATGATTATCCAAGTCGATTTCGAGGTAAAAACCATCGTTCTGTTTTGCAAAGTATTTTTGCAGAACAGAAGTGATTTCTTCCGTACTCATGTTTTCGGAATCAGCAATGACTTCGATGTAGTGATAATGAAACATTTTTTGTCTCCTTACTTCGTGATTTCCTCAGCGTTCGCCTTGTCATCAGCATCCAGCGCATCGTAGTACGCCTGCGCAAGGGCTTCCACCTCTGCGATGTCGTCCTCCGTCAGCAGGCCACTGTCCAGATGGGTGTACGCCTTGTCCAGCCAGTATGCCACGTCACGTCCTGCGGCGATTTCCCGCTTGATGGAACGCAGGGTCAGGTCATGGCGAGCTTTGCTTCTGATTGCCATATGTATGTACCTCCTTTATGTCATGGATGCCACGGCGTCCTCAAGGTCAGTGATGCGTTTGATGGGGTCTGCTCTGCCGGTCACCGTCACGCTGTCTGCGTCGGTCAGCAGGGTGTTCACGCCGCTCAGAGCAGAGATGGGCTGTGCGCCTGTCACAGTGAAGGGCACAGGCTCTGCCAGCTTGTACGCAATTTGCACCGGGGTTCCGGCGGCGTACTGGGCGGCAAGGTGGGCTTTCCATGCATCAGCATCATCCGGGATTGTGTCGCCCCAGCGTACACGGATAGCACCCCACACAATAGCACATCCCTGCGCGGTATTGGTGTTAGCGATATCTGCATGAGGATAGTGGCTGCAAATCTCGTTGCCTTTCTGCGGCGCTGCATTGACAGCGTTCGGAATTTTTGACGATACATAGTACCAGTCGGTTTTATTGTCCAAAAACTTGCCCGATACCATCCATTTTTCCGTCCCGTCTAGCGTCAGCAACTTCCGCGTCTCCTGCCCCTCACTGCTCACTGTGTCCACCGTGCCGCCGTAGATGGTGCGGGGCAGTGTAAGGGTGGCTGTTTGGCCGGTGTAAGGGGCGTAGGTTGTTGCAGTCGTGCCTTTCTCTATCTGCGGTTTTGCCGAAACATTATCCAGTATGCCAGAGGTGTCAAAAAACAAGGAGGCATTTTGTATGTCAGTCTCTACCGTAAATGTACACGGCTGCCCAACCTGTTGTGCAGCAACTGTAGTATCGCCTACATCCCTATTGAGAATTGACATACGGAAATACGGCATTGCGCTAATCGTGTATGTGCCCGCAGGAAGCGAAAAATAATCAGAGTTGTAGTATGACGTCCCATTTGCCGTTCCGTTTGCCGTTACAGTGCCATCGGAGGTTATTGTCCACGTTAATCCGTTGTTCAAGGTTTTTTCTGGCATCCATGCAGGATTAAACAGGTTTTCCCCGCACCTTGTCACTGTGACGCTGTCACGTCCCTTGATGGGACGAATGTTTTCGGGGCTGGGTGTCCCACTGCCTTCCTGCGTCGGCTCCCAGCTCACCTTACAGCCCAGCGGATATCCCGCCACCGGGTAGAACTGCGCCGGGTTCCCGGTCTCAGAAATGGGCGGGCAGAGCACATCCACGATGTGCTTGCTGCTCCATGGGGCAGAGTCGGTCACGGTAGTGTCATCAATTTGTGGAGCATCTTTGCCGTCTTTGCCATTCAAGACATCAATTGTTTTGGTACCGTCTTTGTCAGTGATGCTAACACGATGGCCATTTTCGATGTCAGTTACAGTTACGACTGGGGATTTTCCGTCATTGCCGGGCTCGCCTTTGAACTCACCGCTTGCGATGCCGTTCTTCAGCTCTTGCAGACTGCCAGCGGCTTCCTGAGCGCTTTTGTCTGCACTGCCCGCACTGGTGGTGGCTTCATTAGCCGCGGTCTGTGCGTCTTTGGTGGATTTCAGAGCATCCTCTTTGGCGGTAATGGTGTCAGAAAGGGCATTCCCAGCCTTTTGGGCAGATGCCCCGGCCTGCTGTGCTGCCGTCTGTGCATCGGTCTTGGCCTGCTCTGCGGCGGTGGCGTCAGTGTGCACGGCATCCACCAGCTGCTGCCATGCAGGGGTGCCCGGTTCCGGCTCTGTGCCATCCTCTGTGCCTGAGTTGGCACTTACACGGTAGTGCAGATCTGCGCTGGTGACGGTCTTGGTGCCGTCGCTGCCCTCAAAGGTGATGCAGCCATTGCCGGGCTGTGCGGTCACGCTGGCGGGCACGGCCACATAGCCGTCCACCACCAGCGAGGATGCCGGGTCTTTGCCGTCCGGGACGTGCCAGAAGCAGCGGATAGCCAGCCCTTCCCACTCACCGGCTGCAGTGACGGCAAGGCGGTACACGCCCCGGTTCTTGGTGTAGCCAAAGCGCACCAGCTGCTCATAGCCCGGCACTTTGACGACGCCACTGGATGCGAGAGATACGCTTTGCTCGATCATGCTTTACTCCTTGTTGATGGTAGGCTTCTTTTCTGCCAGTGCCTTCTTCATCATGCTGACGGCCTTTTCGATAACACTGTCCAGTACTTCATCCGTGATGAAAGGCTTCAGCCAGTCCGGCAGTGCGCCGCGCAGCGCGGCAAATACCTGCGCCTTTTTCTTTGCGCCCTGACCGCTGCCCATGATGCTGTCCTCAGCGATGGTCACGAGCTCCAGCGCCCACTGCTTGACGTACTGCTTGTAGCCCAGCCGGATGGCACCCACTGCCAGCGCGGCAAAGCCAATGACCATCAGCACCATTGCGATGGGTGCGGGGATAAAGTTAAAGATTACTTCCATGGTTTGTTACTCCTTTCAGTAGGTAGTTGTTAATGTCGGTCTTGCTTTTTTGCATACCTTCCCGGTTGTTTCCGGACAGCTGCGAATCCAAAAGATTTTGCACGCCAACGAGAACAAGGCGTATTTCTTCGTCAATGCCGTCAAATCGCCGGAGGTCTCTTGCAAGGGCTTGTGTATGCTGGAGCTGCCCCTGTTCCAAGGTTCCGACGCGCTTGTCCAGCTCATCTAGCCGCTTGTTCTGCGCGTTGTCCGGCTCCTGTGCCTTCTTGATGTATTTATGAATGATTTCCAGTACCTTATCAATCGTAATAGCAGCGGCGCACAGGCTGCCCAGGATGCCAAGCACCCAAAGCAAAGCTTCTTTTTCAGTCATTTACCCTCCCGGAGACGGGTCAGACCCTTCTTGCGGATGATACGGGGGTAGTTGAGGGTGGTGACGTTGAGGTCTACGTTGCCGCTGATGCCCGGCACGCGGCCCTTGCTGGTGTGCTGGTGGGCGTTGTAGTTAAACGTCACATTGGGCGTTTTGCCGGTGTAGTCAGCAAGCCATACGTCATAAGGATGCAGAGCCGCGCCGCCCACAAAGAGATGCGCCTTTGCAAAGCTGGTGTAGGTGTACAATTGGGCGTAAAAGCCCAGCTGTTCCACTTCGTGCAGGGCGTAGGCAGTCAGGTCAGTCAGGCTCTGCTTGTCCAGCTTGCCCAGCTTGTTGTCCTCCACGTCCACTGCCACCGGAAGGGTTAACTCCTTGCCGTACACCGCCTGCCGCAGCAGGGAGAGTTCTGCGTTGACCATGTCCTTATTGGTGGCGTAGGTGTAGTAATATACGCCCACGTCCAGCCCAGCCGCTTTGGCGTTGCGGTAGTTGGTCTCAAAGGTGGGGTCGATGTACAAACCGTCTGCCCGCTTGGAGAGCTTGCGGTTGGTACTCACCGTCTTGAGCATCGCTCCCTTGTAACCCGCCGCTGCCACCTGCGCCCAGTCGATCGAGCCCTGATAGCGGCTCACGTCGATGTACCGGTATGGCGGGTCGCCCTCCCATCCGGTGACGGTCTCCTCAACGGGAGTCTCTCTGGGCGTTTCCGGCACAGGGCTTTCGCTGTCCCTGCCAAAGAGCAACTTCACCAGCCCCGCCAGAAATTCCAAAAGTTTTTCCATCGCTTACTCCTCCTGTACGATCTCCTCAAAGCCGCTCTTGATAAGAATCGCCTTGACCTTCTCCTTCAGCAGGCGGGGGCAGCGCCCATACAGTGCCTTTGCCTCTTCCATAGTCTCAGCAGACATGATTTCCTGTGCCCACAACATTGCCATCATAAATACCATCCTTTCGATTCTTTGTGTGATTTTATGCATAAACAATCTCGCTCATTTCAAGCAAGCACTGTTTCAACATCTCGTTTTCTTTTTGCAGTGCCGCCACCGTCTCCGGCAGCTTCTCCCGGGCTTCGGCCTTTTTGCGTGCTTCTTCCTGCGCGGCCAGCTCTTCGGCGGTATAGCGGATGTACCGCTGAATGGGCACCTGTTCCACCCATTCCTCCTGCGCCTTTACGCCGGGGCGGTCAACGACCTTCTGCACGTCCTTGCCGCCGTTCGGATACTCGGTCACGGTCTCCCAGTGCCACTGCTCCTCCACGCCCTCCACAGCGGGGTGGGTGACTTCTTCAGCGGCAGCTGTCAGATAGCCCAGTGTCAGGTCCGGGTTTTCCATGGCTGCGCCGTTCTCGTCAATGATTTTCATAAGTCAAAGCCCCCTTTCTCAGGCCACGCGCCGCCAGATGTGCACATAGTAGGCGGCGGGCTGCACGGTACTGCTTGCACCGTAGATCGGGTTCGAGAGGGAAGCATCAAAAGAAATATCATATGCCGACCCTTCATATCCAGCATATCCACAAAAAGGAGAGCTAGCCTCTGTAACTGCCAAAGCACCTATTGACGATATGGCGTTTTTATTACCGCGAAATGGTGTTGTTTTACCGTCATTTGAGGTTTCGCTTAAACTACCTGTGATGTTCGGCAGACCGGCCTTCACGGTGGTGCCCGCTGCGTGGCTTCTGCTGGCACCCATCAGCACGCGGTCGGACGCGATCTGCTCCCATGTTCCGCCAAACAGGGCGGCAGGGCTGGTGGGGTCGGTGCTCTGGTAGATGCTGCCCACGGGATGGTCTGCAAGCTTTTGCACTTCAAGAAGCCTGTTTACTTGTTCCCGTGTGTAGTAGTCGGACAGATCGGCCTTCTGTACGCTGTCTTTCCACGCGCCCGTGTCGCTGTCCCACGTCCAGATGGTGTCGGTCGTGCCGACCACTGCCCACCAGCCGTTTTCGCCCACCGGAACAGCAGTCTTGAGGGCTTCCGGCGTGGCGTACCAGCCCTGTGCACCAATGGTGATGGTGCGCACTTGCTCGAAATACTCTTTGGTCCCTTGCAAATTTTTGGCAGACTCCGTCTCGGACGCTTTCGAATTTTTTTCGCTTTTCGCAGAATTTGTAGCCGCTTGTTCTGCTTTAGCCCTTTCAGATGCAGCAGCCTGCGCTGCTGAAATGGATTCTTCCTTTGCGTTAATTGCTCCCGCAACAGTACTCAGCTCGTTTAAGGTGGCTGCGTTGATTGGCGTTCCTTCTTTTGTTGGCTCGTCATTTCGGATAAGAGTGACAATTTCGGATGTTCCATCCGATTTTACCATTGTCCACCGACCCGGATATTTTGCCACACGGTCTTCAAAAACCATATTGTCCATCTCCTGTCATGTATTCACCGGAAAACGTAACGTATGTTTTAGCAAGCGTTTCAATGTCGAACAAAATTTGCTCGATTTGATTCATTGTTGAAAAATCGAGTTTATTCATGCTTTCTGGCGTATCTGCAATAGCAGATGGGCCAGAGCATTTAGTGCGAATGGATTTGATGTTAGAAAGCCAGCGTGTTGCATCGGAGACTTTCATATATCCATCGACTGTCCAATCAGTCCGAACAGAAACAGATGCGCCAACAATGGAGCCAAGTTCTTGAATGCCGGATTCAATGCGGTTGAAATCCGTATAACTTAAAGCGCCCTTCATTCCGGCAAGCCATTCCGATTGTTCGGCTTTTGTCCACGTGCCTGTTCTCGCCTTTGCGGTAATTTCTTTCACACGGTCAACATCTGATTGCGTGCGGTCTGTAATCCAACGAGCCATAAATTATTCTTCCTCAACTCTGTTTTGATACCCAATAGGCAAATTACTCGGAACGGTAAACATGTAATGATAGCACTTATAGTTTGCGTCCCCAGAACCGATACAATCATAAAAAAATAATTCTTCGTCATTAGAATTACCAAGATGTGCTTTGTCCCAATATCCTGAAACAACAATAGAACGATAATAGATACTTCCAACAGAAGGGCCCATGCCAAAATATTCAAGATGGGTAACGGGAGTTCTCGTCCACTGCTGATACGGGCTGTAAACGTCTCCGACCATAAAAAAAGGATTTCTCAGAAGTTCTTTTGCTGTAGGGAGCGGGCTTCCTTCTGCGTTGCATCCATAACCCCAAATTTCGTTAATACCACTACTGTTATCGGGAAATCCGTAGTATATTTCTTTTGCGGAAGGTAAAAATATACTGCGAGATAGAGTAGACACAGCAGAAGGTACGTACTCGTTAGAATCATTTTTTTTGAACGCGGGAGTATAATAAAAAGTAGTTTTGCCGATTTTTTTCTGCATAAAATCAGAAAAAGAATTTTTTACGTTTCCGTTTAATAAGGCATCAATGCTGCTGGTCGAATACTCTGCGGGAGTTGTCATTTTACTATCCCACGCAAAATCCTCTGTACCGTTGCCAAAAATCGGGTCTTTATGCGCTAAAAGCGTTCTTCCGGTCCCGTTTAATTCAGGCTCATAATTATGCTTTGAGACAAGAAAAGCAGTGTAAACGCCAGCGACGGAGATGTAAACGGTATCGCCTTCTTTGAGGTTGGAAATCTCGTCCGCAATCGTAGTAGCGTTGCAAGAAGCGGAAAGGCTTGCGACTGTAGCTGTGATCGTTGCCTTTCCACTGTGTAAATACGTGACTTTGCAGACAGATACACCGCGTTCGTTCTTGATGACATTCAGTTCAACGATACCAGCGGGAGATGCATTCCAAACAATAACAGGGGAATCGGCAGACGCAGGGGTAAGCGTTGCAGTGAGTGTAATCGTATCGGTAGGATGCAAGTAAATTTCAGAAGCATCGATTTGTAACGAATCAACATCTTCAATCATATACCCGGTAACGGAGCCCTTAAAGCTGCCATTAAACGTGTAAGAAACGTCCGTAATCAACAAGTTAGAAGAATATCCAAACTGATGATTGAGCTTGACAAAATCAAGAGCATCGTTGTGTGGGCTGGCACGATAAGACAGGGTGGCTTTTCGACGGTTAGAAAGCACTTTATAACTTTCAGTTAGAACATTTTTGGGCTGGGAGACAATGGAGGAAGAGATAAGTGCATTGTTTACACTTTGCGTAACGCCATCGCCAGTAGCACCATTCGGATACAATGACGAAACTCCATTTAGAGAGTAAGAGATGTTTTTTAACTTATTAGAAAAAGTGATCTCCGGATACTGATAATCATTGATTTCGGTGATTTCGTAAATGTCGGACTTGTTTTCAGGAAGGTACGGAACTCGGTCAATCCGAATCTCACCGCTTCTTGTCTGATACAAAGCCATACCGGCTGCGTTAGCGGAAAGCTGTAGCACATCAGCGTTTTTATACGAAGAATTTCCGTTACTAAAATCAGCTGTATAATCCTTCAAAGATTCATTGATGTAATAGCTGATGCCAGAAACATCAAGAAGTTCCAAAGCGTCATAACACATTTCGTATAAAGTTCCGCTTTTTCTTCCGGTGTATGGTGAATCGATTAAAAATGCTAAAGCATCTCGAGCTTCAAAGGAAGCGGTAATGCCATTAGAAGGAATACTCCAACTAGAAAGGTAAAACTTACCTCCGTTAATCCATTCGGTCTGTCCGTCCAAGTCCATGCCATACTTTACAAAAACAGCTTGGCGTTCATACAAATACTTGTAGAGACCGTCAGGGTTGATAGGATTCCATTTTTGATCGCTGTTATCAATGGAAAAAGAAATCGAATCCTTAGAAAGCTGGCCGGAAATTGGGTCACGCTTTGATTTATGGGAATACGACAGAAGATCTGTTTTGCTAAATTTCACACGTTGTCCAAATTCCACTTGCGAGATACGAGCTCTTCGGTTTGGAATACACCATTCAAGAATTTCAATAATAACCAAATCATAATTGGAAATCTCAAATTCAATTGAAGTTTCGGCGGAATCGTTGTTGTCAATTTGCTTTTCCAAAAGAAGAGCGGTTCCTTTGTAAGCGGAAACTTTAAATGATTTTGCCCATTCATTTAAAATTTCAGACCAAATGATTGTCAGACCCGGTATTTTTTCTTCGTGGATTTTACTAAAAGAAAATGTGATGGTTGGATGATTGGAGCTTGATACGCATTCACCGCTTACATAGCCGCATTCTTGATACGGTTCAGAATTCGGGACGATATCAAAGCTTCCATCTAAAACCCAAAAATTAGTTTCAGCAGTCGCGTAATTTCCAGAAGTGGAAATGTCCAGGTCAGTGATGGATGCCGCATTACTAAACACGGTTTGCGAACCTGAACTTGCAATAGCGTCCGTTTGCGCCGCATCATCAGCTGCATGATAAGTAATCTGAATAAAAGTTTCGGGTACAAGCGTATTATTATATTGTGAAAGCCACTTATCGGACGGCTTTACAGACATATAAAATCACCACCTTTAGACCTCAACCAGGCTCAAAGAACAATCCGTCCAGCCCATCACATTTCCGGTGTTTGGGCCCCTTCGCCACATTCCGGCCGTTCGGTCGGAAACATACATCTGGCGTGTGGAATAAGAAGCTGTCGCTTGATTGTAAAATCGTACCGTGCAATAAAAGTTTGTAGTGAATGGGCCGATAACGGAAGCCCATTGTTTTGCGGTAAGGTAGTTCCACTTGAGAGCCACTTTTGCAACATCGTGCCGAACCACAGAGCCAACAACCTTGCCTTGCACGTTTCGGCCAGAATCAACGATGGTTGAAGTCGTTGCGCTATAAGAGGAAGGCTCTGGCAAATCTACGCCGTTTACTGATACAAGAGCTTGCATAATTCACCGTCCCTTCCTTAATAGCTATACACTTCCGTACCCATGATTTGCACGCCACGGTCAGCCTGCTGCTTTTCGACCGAAGCAGTAATCTGCTTTCCGTCGATGAACAGCCTAACTTCCTTACCACCGGTAATTTCATCACCATAGCGCTGGAAGATATCAAGAAACGCATCATAGCAACCATCATGAACTGCGCTCCTCAAGTCAGATACGCTTACTTCACTTGTAGAAGAGCTTGGATAGTAGCTTCCAGTAGATGTCGTAGACCCGGTAGAAGAATCATATCCGCTTGTTCCAGGATAGCTGGAATAATCTTGGTTCACTGAAGATCTGGATCCGCCTAAACTTGCAACAATACCAGCAATTGCGGCGGCGATTGCAATTCCGCCAGCAAGCATCAGCACACCCGTTGGGATTCCTAAACTTGTCAGGACACCACCAATCGATTCCAGCATGCCCATAAAAGCGCCGCCAATAGATGTGATTACCCCAGCAACGCCTGTTAAAATTTCAGGGAATTTACTAACGAGACCTCCAAGTAATCCGTTGCTGATAGAAAAGCCTGCATTTGTAAGTGGAACTTTTAAGCTGGAAAATCCATTGTAAATTTTTTGCCCCAGCTGAGATACGCTTTTTACAATATCCCCAAAATTATTGGTAATGCCTTTCCAGATGTTTTTGCCAATTTGCAATGCAGAATCAAATAGCGTTCCGGCTGCTTTTTTTAAAACGTCAGACAGTTGAGAGACCAAGTTTTCTGCATACGTTTTTACCTCGGAACGATTTTTTTCTCCCATTGCTTGCCAAATAATAGCAGCAGCAGTTGTTCCGACCGTTTTCAAATCTCCGCTCTGCACAGCATTCCAAAGATTCTGCACTGTGCCGAAGAAGTCATTCTGCAAGCCGGAATCAAGTTCTTGCCACTTGCTGTCCAGACCGTTGAAAAAACCATCAACAAAATTCGTTGCGGTGGTCGTGCCATAGTCAATCATTTCGTTGCCCTTCTGCTGAACAACGTTCACCAGATTGGTCATAGCTTGTTCAACGTAAGGAAGTGCTTCAGTGATACCGTTTGCAAGGCCCTGATCGATATAGATACCAAACTGTTCAAAAACCTTGGAAGGAGAATTGATATCAGTATCAGTTGTAAACTTGTCAATGATGGCTTTTGCAAGTCCACCAACAGTTTTCTTTGCGTTCTCAATGCCTTTGTTGATGCCATCAATCAAGCCCTGAACGATGTTTTTGCCATAGTCCAAAAATTTTGCGGGGAGATTTTTGATCGTATCAACCAAACTGTTCCAAGCCTTGTCCCAGTTTTCTTTGAATCCAGCCCACTTCTGGTTCCACCACTCACCAACGCCGACAAACCACTGCTTCAAGCCTGCACTCGCTTGGTCAAGCGCCTGAATCGGATGCTGAACAAACCCAGGCAGGCTTTCCCATGCAGTCTGAAAGTTAGCGCTGAACCCTTGCCACTTTTCATTCCACCACTCGCCAACGCCTACAAACCAGTTTTTTAAGCTCTCGCTTGCCTTGTCGAGAGATTCTGTAATTTTGTCCCAGTTTTGATAAATCGCAATACCGACATCGGTCAGACCGCCAACAATCAAACCAATCAACGCACCGATGCCTGTACCAATCGGGCCTCCAAGAGAGCCGATAATTGCACCAATACCTGCGCCAGTCATTGTCGAGCCAAGCGGAATCAAAATTCCATTTAACGTGTTTAAGCCATTCTTGACAGCATCATAAACGCCCGTTACAAACATAGGTATGCCGGTTACTACTCCGCCAACTGCTGCTCCAATAATCGCGCCAGCAGTAGAGCCGCCAGCTGCTTTAATGGCCGCTCCAACAGCAGTATTGCCAAAGCCGGTCACGATAAACTGAGCAATTCCTTTGCCAAGAATGGCTGCGCCTGTAGTCCCAATCAAAGCGCCAAGAACAATTTCAGCAAAATTTTTTCCATTTACGCCATTTTCAATCGCGTCTTTAATGCCTGTAATCTCAAGGACGATGCCCACTGTAAAAACACCAAGACCCAAAACAATGGATTTCAGCGCGTTCATTTTGGAGATAGCGTCCACAATATCCGTAATAAGATTTGTAAGCTTCCAAGCGGCAAAAGCGGTTGCTACAGTCGCTATAAGAGGAAGCATAGCCTTGATTTTCTGCTTGATAGCATCAATCTGCTTTGCGAACTCTTCATTGTACTGTTTAAACATATCGTAGCCGGACAAGTCTACGTCGCCCAAGATATTGCCAGCAGATGCGCCGCCACCAGAGCCAGAGCTTCCCTGTGTGGGGTCAATGATGTTCAGTTCATCAAAACCCATCGTGTAGTCCTTGAGGGCTTTGGCGGCTTTCTTTGTCGAATCGGTTGTGTTATCCATTGCGTCACCGATGCCGCCAACGCTGTCAGCGCTCTTAGTGAAATCGGTGAACACAACCTTCACGCCCATCAGCTTTGCCACCCACTGGACAAATTCTCGGATAAGTTGTACGGCGGCAATCAGCGGGGGAAGAATGGATTTCATAGCAGGGTAGAGCAGAGAGCCAACAGACTTCGCCAGCATATCCAACTGCGCTTTCAGAATCTTAATCTGGTTTGCAGGGCTTTGGATGGTCTGTGCAAGGTTGCCCTGCACATTGGCAGTCTGCTTCATAATGGCAATGTAACGCAGAACCGCCTTATCTGCCTGAGACAAGCTGGAAACCTGCTTGTTAAAGCCCAAAGCAAGAAGCTCCTGCTGTAACCGTGCCTGAGACAGGTCAACACCCAAACGGCGAATAGGCTCAATCTCACCGGAGATTGCGGAGGACATTGCGGTAAAGGTCTCTGCAACGTCCTTGTTCCAGTAAGAACCTTCGTCATAGGCAAGCTGAGTCAGGTTCTTAGACAGAATGTATGCTTTGTCGCTGGCCAGACCAAACGAAGTACCTAAACTCTGGATGGTAGCCATGTAGGTCATCGCTTTGGTCGGGTCGACACCAAGCAGGTCTTGCATCTTACTAATGAGCGTATCCGCTTCACCGCTCAAATTGCCCATGGCATTATGAAACAGGTCTGTTGCTTCATAGAAGTCGTTAAACTTCGCAACAGCGTTGCCAAGATACTCAGCGATAGCTTTCAACGAAACCAGTTTTGCCATGTTCCGCATAAAGCCGTTCATCTGATTGGACAGGCTAAGATAGCTCTTGCGCTGCTTTTCGTTGGCTGCGGTCACACGATTTGCCTGTGTGACCACCTTGCTCAACTGCGGAGGGAGCTTTGCAAAAGCGTTGCCCACCTTGTCAAGCTGAGATGCAAGGGGAGTAAGGGCGACGGAAATCTTCTGGCAAGAACTTGCAAAAGAATCAAGGTCTGTCGCCTTTAGCTTGTCGGTCAGGTCGGGAACCTTCCCGATCGCATTGAAAGCACTGCCAAGAGCTTTAAGGTTCGATGCGTCCAGAATGGACAGCGAAGCCAAAGCGTTAGTGAGCTGAGTAATGCTTCCAGACATGGAGTAAAAGTCCACGCCGTTCAAGCCAGACACAGCCGCTGGAATCTTCTTGATTGCGTTCACGACCGTGTTGATGCTCTTTGCGCTTGCGGTCGTATTGGCGTTGGAAATCCCGTTCAAGAAGTTATTGATTTTATCCAGCCCGGACATTCCAGCAGACGCCTGTTTCAGCGCAGAAATGGAAGCGGACAGCTTATCAAGGCTGTTCACAACCTTTGTCACGTTGCCCTTTGTCCGCAAATTAGAAATGGCGGTAGCGAGCTTGTCGATATTAAGCTCTGCGCCCTGAGATTCCGCAGAGATTTCTACGGATAAGCTTGTAATATCAACATCAGCCATCACTACCACCATCCTTTTGCTCCATCATGGAGAACATCATACGTTTGATTCGCTCCTGTGCTTCCGCAGCACGTTGGTATTCATACTCGTCTTTCTCCTTTTGAGAAAGGGGAATCGGTCTATCCATGTACTTGATGGGGCTAGACCCTTTCTTTCGGAACATATTGCCAACCGTAGAGGAAAGCGCGGATGCCATGTAAAAACCGTTTCTCCATGCTTCTGCATTGGCTCTGCGTTCTCGCAGCTCCTCTGCGTCACGGTAGACCTTAGCCAGCCAGACATCGCCGTGCCAGAACTGCTCGTAGGTCATACCGATGGAGATGTAATAGGCTTCTACATCGTGAAACAGCTTGGAGAAGGAGAATGGCTCTCCCTCTCCGCCTGGTTCCTGAAATTGTGCGGTTACACAATCTCCCACGTTGCGTTTTTTGCGGTCTTGTCCTCGGTGTCAGTTGCCAGCAGAGACTTAGAAGCGTCCATGAACATCTCAAGCAAAATGCCCATCAGCTCTTCCTTCTCCTCGGTATGCTGGAACATCTCGTCAACGTCCTTGCGCTTGATGCCCTTGTTCCGTGCAATGAAAGCGCCGTAGAACAGAGCACGGGAGTTGGACAGCAGATTAATCATCTGAGTGTACTGTCCAATCTGAAAGCCTGCACGTTCGGCGGCTTCCACACTGTCACGGGTGAAAGTCAGCTCATAAGTGTTCTTGCCATCAGGGGAATGATAATTGATAACCTTTGCAGCCATAATAAATGCTCTCCTTTATAAATAGGGGCAGAACCAAATCCGTTGTTCAGTTCTGCCCGATTTGATTGATTTGATTTTTTGCGGTTTAGCCGCCGTTGACAGTCAGGGTCTCGCTGAACTCAGGCTTTTTGGTGAAGATGCAGTTGATGGTCATTTCCACAACCTCGTCCACGCCAAAGCCGGACAGACCAACCTGATGCATACCCTGCCAAGTGAAGCCGGAGCCGTCCTGCATTTTCAGGGCGTAATACTTAACGGTGTTGCTCTCGGAAGTCTCATCGTAGCCAGCCTCCTTGACCTTCTTGTAGTCAGTCTTGTTGTAGTTGGCAGTAAAGGACTTGGTGTCGCTCTGGATAATGCCGAAGATGTTGACCTGCATAGGGTCAGACAAAGTAGTGGCATCCAGAAGGTTTGGCTCAGAGATCAGGTCGGGCACATCCTTGATGTCGCACAGCTTCGTCAGAGCGGTTGCGCTGTCGCCACAATACAGGGTGGTATTCAGACCGGAGATAGCAGTACTCATAGAATGTTTACCTCCTTAGTTTCGGTAAATCATTCCGTCCTCTCCGATTGTTGCCCCATAGCTGCAATCAATCCGATAGACGGAATTGTTGTACAGCCCATTCAACGGGGCAAACGATTTGCGATAAAATTTAAGCGGTTCAAGAACAGAATCCACGATTCCAACGATGGAACGTGCTTCTGCAATGCGTCCGCTTGTTTTGTTGGAGTAGACCCGCACACGCAGGGAAACAGCGGCATACTTGCTGTGCCCGGCAGAATCAATGTGTACAGGTAGATTGCTGTTTTCCTCTATTTGCACACACGGAAACTTCTTGACATTGCTGTCATTGATTTCACCAGTGACGAAGATGCCGGGCACTTGCGTTCGCAGCTCCTTAGCAACAGCCGTGAAGATAGAATTGAAATAATCGATCAACTATTCCAAACCTCCCTCCACGTTGCTTCGACCTGAGAAGCCATTTCCTCAACAGCTCCCCACATAGCCATAGCTGGCTCGTTACCATCGGTGTAATTCAACTGGCCTTTGCCATCCACCTGTTTGACAGGCGTGCCGGCATTGCCGGATTCTCCGTAGTAGTACCACCTGCGGTTTGCGCCTTGCCCTTTGCCGTAGGAACCATGTGCACCAACGCCGGGCGGTAATTCGCCGCCATATCCGTTGTGATGTGCGCCAGTGCCAAACTCGATAAAGGCAACTGCCTTGCCCTCTGCAATGATGGTGCAGGTGTTTCCGTTCTGCTCAACATGGCAAGAAACATCGTTGCTACCAGCATACTGTGCGTTCGCAAAACGAACTTTTGCCACATCAAGTCCTTTATCAGCCAACGCCTTTGCAAACTCCTGTGCCTTTTTGTTCAGGGTGGTCTTGTACTTCTGTATCTGACGTTCCGCATCACGAAGCCCGGCATCACTCAACCTCACTTTAATTTTCACTTGCAGCCACCTCTTTCAGCGCATACTTCGTATCCGTGATATGCTCTGCGACCTTGACCACAATGTAATTGAAGGGCTTTGAAACGTCTGTCTGAAACCAGACGCGCGTGCCTTCATAAAGCGGTGTGTTGCGCTTTTTGCTGGACGAACTGACAACGTAGCTGTAATCCGTGAACGCTCCAAAAGGGTTTGCTTCCGCAGAACCAGTAGGAGGGCTGACATTCAGCATCAGCTTTGCGGGTTCGCTCCACGATTCGTATGCAGATTCGCCAGTCTCGTTGCCCCATTCGTCCACAACAGGCGTTTTCTCGCCGACCGGGTTTGAATACCACAGCGGGCGTTTATCCAGCGGGCTTCCATTGAACATCAGCCGATAACACCTACTCTCGGAACCACTTCATTCAACAGGGACTGCGCCACATCGGAGCTTTCCCACACACGAGTGATGCCATTGTTGGTATAGCTCGTCTGTCCGTTTGCGCCGATGTGGTTGTACAGTTCCGCTGCAATGCGTATCTGCAACGACTGATACTGCATGGGCAACTCGTCCGGCCTGTTGCCGAAGGGGTAGCCCTGTGCAAATATCTTGTCTTTGGCGAAATCAAGCAGCAGGTCGAAGAGCGGGTAGTCCTCGTCCGTGATTTCACGGTCAAGTGCAGGGGCGATGTACTGCCCAAGCTTGACTGCCGCTTCGGAATACTGGTCTCCCATGCTACTTTCCTCCTTTCGCCTTAGTAAGCCTTGATGCAGTACACAGCGTCCATGCGCTCAAAGGACGGCAGGACAATTTCAGAAGCATAGACGTTGGCGTTGACCGGGTGAATGGTCAGCTCAGTAGTGATGGCAACGCCAGTGTTCACGATGGACACGGATGCACCAGACTGGCCGGACAGCAGGTCGGCTTCCTCAGGAGTAGTACCGTACCAAGTGCTGCCAAGAGCGCCGGACGGAGCAACCACCACCATGCCATCGGGCAGATACTTCTCGCTTGCACTGTACTGGTCTGCCTTAAACATCTTGTCATACAGATGGATGGTCAGCCCAGTTGCAGATTCGATAATCTGCCGTGCTTCGGCATCCAGCAGAACGGCGTTTGCCTTTGCGGTGACCGTCATAAACCGATTCTTCACCTCGTCCGCAGCGATCATGTTGCGGAAGGTGGCAGTGTTCATGTACACCTCGGTCACGACCTCGCCAACGCTTGCCAGAACAGCATCCTTTGCGGCGTTCAGGTCAGCAATGGGGGTGGCAGTGGTGACGTTCCACTTGGACTTTGCGACAGAGACTTCCTTGTAGTTGGTGGACTTCCAAGTGCCGTCCGGGTCGTAGTTGTAGGTGTAGTTCACACCGTTTGCCTTGATGGTGATGCCGGGAACGCCATTGGCGGGAGCCAGCAGCTGCCAGATCATACGCTCAGGTACGATGCGTGCGCCAGTGATAAGCTGTGCGGTATCATCGTACAGGCGGTTCATCACGTCACGGGCGTAGGGGTCGTTGCTGTCCAGAACACGCAGGATTTCCTGACGGTCTTTCTCGCCCAGATGGTAGCCCTCGCGGAAGAACGGCATCTCGGTCTCATCGAACTTGAAGCCCTCACGGGTGCGGAACGTAGCCTTTGCGTCAAATGCGCTGGGCATCAGGGACACGCCAACGCCCTTGTGGCCACGCAGCCACTTCAGGTCGAGACCGGCCTTCTTCTTTGCGGGGAACAGTGCGTCAGATGCAAAGGGCATCGCATTGGTGGGGTCGTTCGTCCAATAGGCGGCAATCGCAGCCGGGGCAAAGACTTCCTTAAGATTCAGTGCCATGTTGTTTTACCTCCTATTAAGCGTTCACGCTGATGTTGTCACGGCAGAAGATGCCAGGAACGGCGGTCTTGAGAGCAGTGATCGCATCAGAATCATAGGTGAAGCCAGAGCTTGCAGCAGCTTTCTTGGTGTCGATAACACCACGAATCAGCAGGGAAGCATTGGGGTTCTCTGCCGGGTCAACGTCATACAGCAGGATACCATCAGCGTTGATGGTCTTAGAACCAGTTTCACCAGCAGCAACAGCTTTCTTGCCAGCCAGCGTCATGGGATAGCCAGCCTTAACCGCAGCAGTTTCGGTCACGGTAAAGGGAATGGCGGTGTAGTCATTGGAAGCAAGGATGGTATCGTTGATTCCGTTGACCGTGTTTCGGGTAAACTTCATGTTTTCCTCCTTGTTAATGGAAAGCGCTCATTGCGTCACTCGATGCCTTAGAAGTATTTGCGTTCTGCTGTGCAAGGCTCTTAGCAAACGCTACGCCTTCGCTGTCAGAACCGCCCTTGCCATCCGCACCCGGAGGTGTGGGCATATCCTTCAGCAGGGAAGCCTTGTATGCGGTGTCATGGGCTGTCATAAACTCCGACTGAAACTTAAAAACCTTATCCATGTCACCGTCAGCCAGTGCAGATGCAGCCTTGTTGGCAAGTTCAGCGTCATAACCCTGTGCAACGAACTTCTCACGGTAAGATGCAAGGGTCTTTTCCTTGACGAGGTTCTCCTTGTCGGCAGTCAAGGCTTCAATCTGCTTCTGCATCTCTGCCAGCTTTTCAGCCTGCTCCTGTGCGGCATTCTCGTCATCGGTACGCTTTGCCTTGAGTTGCTTCTTGTACTCAGCAGCTTCGCCATTGGCTTTCGTCACGGCGTTACGCAGCTTCTCCACCTCTGCGTTAGGGTCTGCAACCTTTTCAAGCGCAGAAATGATTTCATCGGCGGTCATGCCCTCTTTGTAGGCATCACCAAGCAACACATTGAGTTTCATATCGTTAATTTCCTCCTGCGTTTTTTTATCGTTGCTTCCCTGCAACGCTGCGAAATTTGTATCCCGGCTTCCCTGCCGGAATATGCAAAGGCGAAAGCCTTTACTTCCATTCATCAACGATTTCCCAATCGTCACACGCCATATTTTCCATGGTGTACAAAATATCTTCCGAATCAACAAGATTTACAATCTTGCCATCGTAACAGTGCATTTCGACATAAGGCTTTTTAGAATCTTTAGTCCCCAAGCACCAATAACCGGTCCAATGATGACGCTTGATTTTACGACCTCGTTTAAGAGAAAACAAAGCACTTGCAAAATTCATTTTTCCCCTCCGTTCTTTTCGCCGGCCTGTTCGTTCAACATTTTGTTATCGTCAACAATATGGTCTACAGGCTGTTCCTGCGGCTTCGGTGCTTTCCCATCCTTGCCTAGCTTTCCAGCGGCAATCAGGAAGGGCTTGCTCATTTCATAAGCAGCCTGCGGGTCAGGGAACAGCCCTGGCGTTATAAACGCCAACTGTGGGTCAATGCTCTGACTGAGCATCTGTGCAAAAATCTGAACTTTGCTCTGCTGGTTATCGTACTGACGGCGTGGCAGCTTGATGTTGATGTCACTTGCCATCAGCTTAGAACCAGCCGTATCACGTAGGATTTTGAGCATTACAGACAGGCTCTGGCGTTCAGCGTACTTGAACATATTCTCGTACTGCTGCGCTCTTGCTTCTGTGTGATTCCAACCATTGCGGACGATGACTGCACCCACGTTGTCGGACGTTGCATTCTCGCTGCCAGTGGCACTAGGCATAGCAGTCAGACTGCGGTACACGTTCAACATGGAATCAAGCAGAGTCTGGCTTTGCTGCTGGTCAAGCTCGTTTGCAATCTGAGAAACAGAAGCGGGCAAGCTGGTTGTAGATTTCAAGCACATTGCCCCAAGTTCTTTGACCTGTTTCAGTGCGTTATCATCCACAAGGCAGTTGGTAAACACCATGATGGACTGGATGAACTGTGCCACACCATCAAGGCGGTTGCTTTCGAGGTCGTTGATGGCATCCAGCACAGGGATAGCCGGTTCAAACAAGCCCATACGCTCCGGGTTCAGCTTATATTCGACCATAGGCAACATTCCGAGAGAATGGTTCTCCGATTTCGTAACCTTGCCGTTGTCGATTTCAAAGTACTGGTTCGGCGTATACACGCAAATTAGGTCGTTCAGGTCATTCTGATAATTGCGTGGGATGTGCAGCACGTTGGCGATGGGCTTGTGCCCAATGCCGGAGTTGTAAATCACATACGCCATATCCGGGTCGGGAACATCCACCAGCAGGGGCGTTTCATCTGGGTAGTTGCCGTTGTACCCCTTGTCAGGAAGAACAATGCGGTATCCCTGTCCGCACTCCAACATCCACTGCCAGAGCCGCCGATCAAGCGCATCCTTGCCCTCATACTGCAAGGCGTTGGACAGGCGGGCGATTTCCTCACCGTCACCTGTTGCCGTTTCAGACCGCACATAAGAGCAAGGAGTGCCGCTCATGTAGCCTGTGTAAAAGCCCACGCACTCGTTGGCGTGGTTCTCTACAATACGGTTGGTGATTTCAGCGTGATACTCCTTCGTGCGGAGGAGAACGGGCTGACTGCCCAAGTAGTAGTTGTGCAAGAAACGAATCTCATTCTTGTTCAGCAGATGAATAGGCTCTGCTTTGCCCATTACCACTTTCAGCACATTTTCCCGATTGATTTCCGTCTCCGGCGTTTCAATCGGTCTACGTCCGGTCAGCGGTTCATTCAAGAAGCCGTCAACAACTATCTGATACTCAGCCATGCGTTCCTCCTTTCTGGCAAAATAAAAAGCGCAGCAAGACAAACCTGTTAAGGTCTATCTCACTGCGCTTACAACTGCGCTTCAAAAGCTATTTAGTTCTTGAACTTTGGCACGGAGACCCATGTTTCTTTCGGAAGGTTGGAATCTCCAATTGTAATCCAATGGCAAAGAGGGCACAGAAGAGAGAACTTGCCTTCTACTTCGCCAAGATAACGTCCGCAATCACACGGATTGCCGTTTGCGTCTTTTCGAGGACGCTTGCATCTGACTTTTGCTACCATCTGTGCTCCTTTCGTTGGATTTCTGGAAACAGGCTGTTGAGCACAGACCTGTCAGAAGCTACTGGGAAACTGTTCGCACTTCCAGCCGTGCTATTCTTCGCCCGAAGAAAACCATTGCAGCCTTTACATTCAGTTGTCGGACAGACGTAAACGGGTAAGCTGCAATTTTGGTGCTGCATAATGGATTTGAACCAATGTATGTCCGGTTATGAGCCGGATGCTCTAGCCTGGCTGAGCTAATGCAACATAGAAACCCGGCTTGATTGGTTAACCGCTGCTCTTTGCAATGTCATGTCTAAACATCACATTGAGAGCCGGGAATAGCGGTGGAGGTTTTGGAGAATAAGTCCATGCAAAGCTAGGTAGTTGGTTGTGCTGCGTAACGGAATCGAACCGTTGCTTGCCAGCCGTGGGGGAGACAGGCTGGCATTCCCCTTACAATTGGAAACGCAACATATAAAGTCCGGTGAAGGCGAAAGAGTGAGAAAACCTTCACCGGTGAAAGGAGGAATATGCTTGTTGACACGCACGCGAGTAAAAATGACAAAACCCCGCGTGCAAGCTATTCCTTTAAGGGAAGCTGCAAAACTTCCTGTGTACATTATAAGCCTTGTCAAGTGGTGAAATCAAATAAATAGACCCAGCGAACACAATATATTGTGTTTTTAATCAAAATGGCCTCTTGACAGGCTCAATTTTACTGATTCCGTTGTACAGTTCATCGGCAAGCTGTGCCAGACTATCCGGTGCATCATCGTGCGGAACTTTGCCAAGCTGCGTGAACATCGTCACCTGTTCCATGAACGCTTTGTACTCTTTCGACTGGTGTTTCTCGTCAAGGAAATAAAACCGCTTAATGTCAGGCGCATACTGGATGATTCTTGACAGCTTACTTTGACCGCTGGGCGCACGCTGGCTGCGGACTGAACAGTGATAGCCCTGCTGCCGGAGTTGGCTGTCCACTACGTCACAGTATTCATCGCCGCCGTTGTTGGCTTCGCCACGCACAACGTTGATTTTGTGCTGGATAATTTTGCCCACGACTTCCGGTCTAGTCACTGTCTTGTCGCCGTTATTGAACACAAGGTCAGGGATGAACACGGCATCACCATACACATAGGCGATAGGGCAAGCGGTAAAATCACCGCCGCCCCATGCAATATCCATGACCATGAGCTTGCGATCAGGCTCGCCATCAGGCAGAACGCCGTTAAAGTATCGCAGCTCATCGGCAGGGAACAGCAGGCCTTCACGCACATAAGGCTTGCCCATGTACTTTGCCCACCATGTTGCATCGTCAATGCTGGCTTTCATGTCGGCATAGTAGGCATCGTCAAAGCCAACGCCATAGTCATAATTGAAATTGCTGTGTCCGTTCTCGTCAACCGCAGGAATCACCCGGAATCTGTACTTTGGATTGTCTGCGTACTGGCTCTGGATGCGCCCCAGAGGGTCAAGCACGTTCCAGCGTGTGCCGACCATCAACTCTAATGCGCCTTGCTTCTTACGGTCTTTCAGCTGGTTCAGATAGGCATCGTACTTATTGTTCAAACGCTCAACGTTCAGGCTTTCCTCCAAGTCCTCGATCAAGTCATCGCTGTACAGAACGCCACCCTCGCCAATTTCAACAGCACCAGTCAGCGTACCGCCGATGGAACGACAGGTCAGGGTGGGGAAACGCTTCTTTCGGTTCAGGTCAACGCTTTCGTCCTTTGCGCTCTTATCCACAAGCTGAACGTCAGGGAAGATTTTCCCCCAGTTGTAGGTCACAGGGTCTGTGATGATGGACAGCACTTCGCCGTAAAAGCCGTTGGTCAGCTTGTCGGAATGCCCGCTCATAACCGATGCAACGTCAGGGCGGTTGCCCATAAGCCATGTGATGAAGAAAATACACAGCGTACTCTTACCCACGCGAGCCGGAAGACTGACCCCCAAGAAATCTATCCGCTTATAGAACAAGTCCTCTAGGTCATCTGCCAGCACTTTCAGCACTCTGCGTCTGGGCTGATAGAACTTCTTCTCCGGCGCACGATTCCATTCAAGGTAAATGCAATAGCTGTCGAACACATCCTTTGCTTCAAACAGGTACGTCCGGCTGATAATGTCATAGACCTTCGCCACGTCCTCGCCTGTTTTCATCTTTCCCATCATGGCTGCGCAGACAGAGCGCAGCTCGCCAGAGTATTTGTAGGCATCAAACCTCTTGTCTTGCGGAAGAGCGTCCCTTAGGTTGACGACCGCCTGAAACCAGTCCTCGTAGACCTGCGCTTCTGTCGGATTCTGCTTTGCATACGCTTTGATGCTGTCAATGATAGCGATACACTGCTTTGGTTGCATAAAAAATAGGCACCCCCTACCTGAAAATGTAAAGAGTGCCTACAACTGCACAAAAATCAAATATTCGGTTTTATTCTAGGTTGCGAACAATGTCACTTCAAGGCTTTCGCACGATTTGCGTCATAATCCGTAAACATAGCCGCTGCAATCTTCATGGCTTCTTCTATTGTGAGAGCCTTGATAAACGCCCTGCATCCAAACAAAACTTCACTTGCATTTGTTTTGCTATCTTCTGGAATGACGTAGATTTTTCCGTTTTCGCGTTTGGCAAGCCATGTAGGAGTACTCCTGTATGCTTCTTCTTTCGCCTTGCGTTCAGCTTCCATTTTTTCACGGACTTCCTTGAAAACAACATCAGCTTTCCGCTCTGCATCCTGCTTAGACCACGCATCGACATAAGCAAATCCTTGACCAATGATAACATTTTTCTCAACGTTATCTAAATGCGATTCACAGCAATCTGCGCCACCATAGGCATAAACCGTATAAGTGAGTGGTTTTGCCGTCAGCTCTTCGCTATCCTCGTATTCTTCAACATCGGCATCGTACATCTCTGCGATTTTCTCCGCACGTCTACGGCTCTTGGTCAGAGTAATGATATGATAATCCTCGTATCCACCGCTTGTCACTGCGTAAAGTTTTCTAGCCATACTTTCACCTGTTCTGTTCAGCAATCCGATACCATGTCTGGCGGGTCACGCCAAGCTGCTTGGCAGCGTCAGTGACCGTGAGAATGCGCTTCTCCACCTGCTTATGGAGAACGTCAAAAAGGTTACGGTCATACTCGGTGGGTTTGCGGCCTTCCTTGTAATCGGGGCGCTGACTGGCAATATTCTTGCCCTCTTTTGTACGCTCAACAATCATGTCACGCTCAAACTCTGCAAAGGCAAGCATAACGTTACGAATCAGTTTTCCGGTCGATGTGTTGTTCATCAGACCCATATTCAGAATGTTCACGGACACGTCTTTCGCAAGCAAGTTGTCAATAATTTCAATGCCGCCCTTCACGGAACGAGCAATACGGTCAAGTTTCGCCACGATCAGCGTGTCTCCTGGCTGGATTTCAGCCATCAGCTTATCCAGTTCAGGTCGATGCAGCTTCGTGCCGGTGTAAACATCCGAAAAGATTTTCTGTGCTCCGTTGGCTTTCAGAAGTTCCGACTGAGCTTCAAGGCTGTTGCCGTCAATCGCCTGTCCAGCGGAACTGACACGAGCGTAACCGTAGATCATTCAGGTTCACCGTCCTTTTCCTCTACTACTTCATAGCAGCCAGCACGGGTAAGTTTCCCATTTGCAGGTTCTACGACCAGTCTGTACCCGAAAACCTCAAGAATTTGAACCATTGTAGATAATTTCATATCATCAGCGAGGACACGAGAAGATGCGCTGGAAATGGTTTTGTAGTCAAGCTTTTCCCGGAGATATTCGTATGTTTTATGCTGATTCTTCATTATGTCACGAAGAATTTCACTTGAGTTCACCTTGTTATTCGTTGCGGCCATTTTTCGTTCCTCTCTTTCTTTAATGCTAGTATACGCTTTCTAGCGTAAATTGTCAAGAAAAAAATAAAAAAATAAGCTATCAGCACCCACCTACCAAAGTTTAGCTGATAGCTTATCCGTTACAAAAGAAGGTGCTGCAAGCAGCCTTTCTTTCGTGGTCTATTATATCAAAAAATGTCGGCCTATGCAAGCATCCGCAGAAGCGTATAACGTCTAATAAGAAAAGCCAGCGGCTAGATGTTCTCTAACCACTGGCTTTTGTATTATGCGTTAATCTTGAATGGCAACCACTTCATAAGAGCTATAACCAGTAAATCCACTCAATGGATGAAGCTCAAACGATGCTGTTTGGCCCGGAGCAAGGCTATCCATGATGTAAGTATACTCACCGCCGACAGGAACTTCATTACCTTCGGTGTCTTTCATCTTGTAAAGGACAATGACCTTGACCGCATTGCTTGTGAACTGGCTGTTGTTCGTAACCTGTCCAGTAAATCGTAAATCATAGCCGGAGCCACGTTTAGAAACGTTTGTAACAGCAAGCTCGCCAGCACGGACAATCTGATTGGCAGGGCTTGCTTCGTGAACATTCCAGTTCTCTGCGCTTGTCGTGTATTCAATTCTTGCTGGCTTAACGCCGTCAGAATCAAAAGCGATATAATCCCCGAACCAATAAGAGTCACCCTCGCCAACCCAGTCCAGCGTTTCAGAACCGGTCTTTAAGACGGACCCGTCTTCGCCGTATATTGTGACATTCAATGAAACAAAATCGACCGCCCAATCGGTGTTAGGATTTTCAACCAATACAGCGTAGAACACATAGTATCTCGTTTTACCGTACTCGTATTTGGTTTCAAGGTGACTATGGGATTCCTTAATGTTTATTGGCTGAACTTGCGTTGCGTTAGTTTCTTCCAGCTCAACGGGAGCAGACCATTCATCAGGCTTTGCAGTTGCCATTGCGCTAATAGGCATAGCAAGCATCATAGCTGCTGCTAGAGCCGCCGCAATGATTCTCTTTCTCATTTTTGATTCTTCCTTTCTTTGGCCAGAATTTTATATAACGTTTGAAATACCATGTGCCATAAGATACACGCCAAAAACCAAAAGAGCGGCGCCGATAATGATGCCCCATATTGAAGCGGCGATCTTTTCGTTCTTTTCGCGTCTTTCTTTATTTTTGTCATTCTTTTGGTTCATTTCATATTCCTCCTTTGTGACACCACAAAGTGATTATAGCACAATCTAGGCTCCGAAAGGGGTCTTTTTGTATTTTTTGGAATTTTTGGAGACTTGCACAATCGGATAGGTTTCGTTTTGTGAAGGTGGGGTGGGTGTTGGCAACACGAACCCCGAAAAACGCCTTTTTTGAATTTTTTCTACGGAGACTATCGACCCACCCCCACCCCCGGCGTTCCCTGTATACCCCTCCGGTGCACCCCCGCCCACTCCAGCGCGCCCGGAACAACAACACGCAACAGGCAGCAAGGCAGACCACACAAGGCACGATACACACGTCCGGACGCTGGGCACGCTGCACCGTCTGCACCCAATACCAGACAGGCCACGCCGTGCAGATCATACCGGCGGCGGCGCTGGACTGCCTGTGCAGTGTGTCCGAAACTGAGCAAAAGCGGACAGTCCAAAACTAAAAAAATAAATACGCAAAAAAGCGTAAATACCTATTGACATTTACGCAAGAAAGCGTATAATATAATCAGACGCAAGAAAGCGTAACACCTACCAAATACCGTTACAAAACAGGAGGCCAAAACCATGAAAAAGTATTATCACGTTATCACCGAGCGAAACGACGAATATAATTCGACCGTCGCAGTTGCCGAAAGCGTTGAATCTGTAAAGGCCCACTTTGTAGGTCAGAACGTCCGTGAGATCGTCGAACTCAACACCGCACAGGTCAACACCATTTCCGCGGCAGCCGCAACGACCATTATTGATCTCACCGCAGAACAGCCCCAGACTGTCACCCCTGATTATACCACACTTGCAGATACCATCCGAGCCGAGCTCAACGCCCGCCACGACCGCAGCGCATGGGATAAGGCCGTCACGCTGTACGCCCTCGACCTGCTGGAGGATATCCAGGAGCATGCCAACGACGCGGAGCGCTTGCCTTTTGATGGCGCAGAGCTTGAGCGGTGGGCACTTAATGGCGCGAATAACTGGCACCATTATAGCGCGGGGGCTTGCTCCCTTGTGTGGTCTGGCGACATTGCCGCCCGTGTCTGTACTCCATCCATGTACAAGCGCAAGCACGAGGGCGCAAGCGAGCCGGGCAACGGTCAAACGTGGCTTGATGTACAGGCAGAAGCGCTAAAACAAGCCTGTTTTCGTATCCGCAAAATTTGCCGCTCTAACGATCTGTATTATAAGGAGGGCTAAAAAAATGAAATTGGAATTCAGAACCAAGAGCACCGCATGTGGCATGGCGCATTATCTGTGCATCGACACAAACGCAAAAACCTTTTCCCGTGCGCCTGACGACTGGGTATCTAAGGACGTCCCCGTTGTAGCAAAGCGTGATATGGACACTATCAAGGCGCTGGCCATTGCAGACGGGTACACGGAGGTATAAACCATGACGAGAACAGATGAAATCAACGCTGAAATCAGAAATCAGGCGGTGCGCCTTTATCCCAAGTGCGCCGGGCTGTTTGAGCTGCCGTTGATGGTATACACTCAGATTGTAGCGGACAACTTGACCCGCTCCAAGCCCTACCGCCTCAGCGTTGAGCGGTGCAAAAAAATCATTCTGGCTATGCCGGAATTTGACTAACGGAGGGTTTACAACATGATTACTCTTGATTTTGCTCAGTGGGCCGCAATCTGGTATGTGGGCGGCATGATCAGCGGCGCGCTTGTAATGATCGCATTTCTTAACAGTTAACAAAGAGGGCTGAAAAAATGGAAAAATACGATGTAATCAACGCCATCAATAAAGAGATCGAACGTGAAAAGGACCTGTGCAGAAAGTACGTTAAATTAAACCCATCTGACAAGGACCGGCGCGAAAAATTGCGCGACGCTGCAATTGCTGCACTTCTCCGTGTTATGAATGCAATTTAAAATTGGAGGGCTAAAAAATGACGTTATTCGAAGAAAAGGTGAACGAGTACCGCGAAAACAAGCGGCTGTTGGAAGAGCTTGAAGCAATGAACGAAAGCATTAAAGCAGATATCATCTGCATGATGCAAGGTGCGCCGGAAATGGTACAGGGTACGGCAAAGGCTATCTATAAGGACGTTCAAAGCGTCCGACTGGATAGCAAGCTTTTAAAGACGCTGCACCCGGATGTATACGCAGAGTGCAGCAGCAAAACTACTTACAAGCGCTTCAGCGTGGTATAATGGAGGTCAAAAAAATGAAAATTGATGAATTGAGCGAAAAACAGGTCAGCTTGCTTCTTGATCTTGAGGGCGGGCGGTTTGAGTAGTTCGAAGGGTTAAAGGAGATGCAAAAATGATTTTATCCGCGCTTCTGTTTTTCTTCTGGTTTTTTTCTGCGCTGTTTAAGGCGTCCAAATAAAAAGCATTCCGCCCGGTCAGAAATGGCCGGGCTTTTCTTTTGCCTTGCACCTGCTGATGGTGCAGGGCTTTTCTTTTTGCCCGACAGCGTATCAGCCACGCACAAGCGTTTACAGCGGCTTTTCTGCCGTCCGTGCAATTATACTGCCACAGAGACAAAACCGTTTACAGAGCTTTGCAGCGGCTTTTCCGTTAATTTGACCCATTCCAGCGCACACAATACAATAGATACACAAGCCGCCTATACACCGCCAGCGCAGCACCGGAGGGCATACCGTCAAACGTAGTACCTGCACCAATATCAGATACCACCGACGCGCCGAACGCCATACAGACCAGCACAACCGCCCTATTATAATAAGGTATATAAGGGTGCAGCTATGCGCCCTGTTATGGATCCATGCCCGGCGGTGCATCATAGCGCAGACCATGCCAGCCCGGCGGCCGGAGTCCTGGCATGTGTTAGCCTAGCATTAAGCCTGGCATTATGTTTTTTCCTGGCACGGCGGCGTGGAACCATTGACGGCTACCGCCGCGTCTCTTTTCGGGCTTTCGCCCGATAGCCAATAGAGGTCAGCAATAGTCGCAGCGTTCCGGCTGGAATAGTCGTAGCTAATAGTCGTGGAATAGTCGTAGCATTTTCTTTCGAACCTTCGTCAAATAGTCGTGTATTTTTTGCGTAAAATAGTCGTTTGCCTTTTAGAGAAATGGAGATGCGATAGTCGCTAAGTTATCCGACCGCATAAAATTCATAACCCATTGCATATATTCACACATTTATTCACTCGCTATCCATACCAAATTCGTATACCAACCGTACTTATTATAATACGCGCTTATATATCCTAGTAACTATCTAGGGATTATTCTGCTGGAATAGTCGTATCATCCGATTCGGTCTGTTCCTGCTCGATTTAATTCCCAGTAACGCACTATGGTATTCAGCTTAATTCATAGCATTCTGCTAGGAATAGTCTATGCAACATTTCTACATATCCAACCGACTACAAAATGAAGTCAATTCTCCATGTGAAATAGTCGTAGTGACTGGCGGATTAGATGCTGCTACCCTTTACAGGCTAGATGCCGTTGCCGTTGGAGGTCCCCGGTCGGCATGGTGCGCCGGACGATAGAGGGTGACGCAACGTAGAGGTCAGATAGACGGTATGCCCATATTCAGCCAATAGAACCTGACGGTAGATGTTATTCACGGTCTGACCTGCTGGCTAACGGTATAGCTTTGGAGATAGAGGGTTGTAGGGGGAAAGAACCTTTGCAAAACATCTGATTGTCGTTTCTGGTTGTCGCAGTTGTCTCATTATTTTGGCATGGGGGCCTCAAACAATTTATTTGTTTGAGGGGGGAGTTAGGGGGATTATAGGGGGTAATAGGGGTTGTAGGGGAAAGAGGGGGAAGAAAGGGGGGAAGATTGGTATACCATGATACCAACGCATACCATTCGTATCAACTGGTACGATTCGTATCGCTTGGTATGCAATAATCGCATCCATCTCGTCTCATGCACTCTGCTTTGGTCTAATTCTCCCGTCGATCGAGACGGCTCCTACTCAAATCCAGACCTTGCCGTTTTCCCATGATAAATAACAAGAGAAAAAAGCGCGGAATAGTCGCAGAGGGTAGTTTTACCACCTGACACCATTCCATGCTTTCTGATACAGTAGTTTTGTAGCCGCACGAGCTAAGATTAGATATTCTTGGCTTTCTTGGCTTCTCTTGCTTTACGCAGACTCTCTGCCAGCGCTTCACGCTGCTCTTCGCTGATCTCACGAGTGACAGGCGGCCGGAACTTCACAAGACGTTTCGGCATCGAATAGGTCTTGGATTCCTTGCACCGCTTGGCAGACAGTTCCTTCATGAACTTGTACGTATCAGGGAACTGCTCACAGAGCTTGTCCAGCTTGCGAATGTAAACCGGGTCAGCCGTGTAGATTTCTGCGGTATCTTCCGCTGCGTTGAAGTTGATGATAGTCTCACGTTCGATGTTGGTAAGTGCCATAGTTGTTTTCCTCCTGTATTTTGTGTAGTGAAAAATATTTATGGGGTTCAGACGGTACTTTATCGCCTAGACCCTGTTATCTGTTTTTCTTGCCTATTCTACTGTGACGATACGAGCGCAAAAGCGATGCTAGGCTGCTATTACTCAATCGCTTCGTATGTTTTCTCGAAAATGTCAGGTTTACACGGGTAGATTTCGCCATTTACGCCACGAATGATATAATCGCCAGCCCTTGCAATCATAGTTCCTTCAAGCGTTTTAATCTCGCACCACGCAGGGTCATCGTGAAACTTTCCGAAGTCATGCGTGATAATATCATTGCTACTTACTGCATCCCAAAACCAATCTTCTCCAACAAGTCCTCGTGCATTTAGTTTGAATGCTTCAATAACAACTGGCTTCTTGCGGTATTTCATATTTATTCTCCTCTCGTTACATCCACACGCATTCTTTGAATTGCTGCGTTTCCATCTGGAACGTGATGTCCAGCGACCCCACGTTGCCCTCTTTATTCTTCTCAAGCGCAAAGTGATAGTGCTCTTCTGGTCTCTTTTGCGTTTTCACTTTCTGTGCCAGTAGGATGATTGCATCTGCGTCCTGCTCGATCTGCCCGCTCTCTCGCAGGTCTGCGGCAGTTGGCGGGATACCTGTTCTTGCGGTCTCTCGATTGAGCTGTGCAAGTGCCACCACCAGTGTTCCTGTGGACTGTGCAAACTCGTGCAGCGCCATGCTGATTTCCGTGACGGCACTGTATCTGTCTTTCGCTCCGGCTTGATGGATAAGCTGCAAATAGTCGATGAACACCACTTTTGCCTGCATCCTGATGGACTGCGTTCTAATCCATCCAACGCCCTTTCCGGCAGCAGAGCGGACATACAGCGGATATTTCTTGATGGCTGCCAGTCGGTCAAGCTCGTCAATGCTGACGGTCTTGTTTTTGACCGTGTGCAACGGTACGCCTAGCTGGTTTGCTATAATACGAGCATAGAGGGTATCAGGGTCGGTCTCTAGGCTGAAATATGCCACCTTGCGTCCGTTCTTGGCTATTTCACAGGCAAGTTGCAGGGACAGAGCGGTCTTGCCAGCAGACGGTCTGCCGCCGATCACAACGAAGTTGCCCGGCACAAGATGTAAGTTGTTATCGAGCACTTTAAGCCCTGTGCTGATATACTCTGGCTTATCATCCAGCTTGCGGATGTAATTGTCTATGCCATCGCACATCGGGATGAAATCGCTTCTCTCGTTGTGCAGGTTGATAGCTTCGCCTAGCTGCTCATAAATGCCTGTCAGGTCTGCGTATCTGGTCGAACCGTCAACGATTTTGAACGCAAGCCCTCTGGCTCTGGACAAAGCAGCCTGTTCCTTGACGATTCCAGCCCATCCAAGCATCATGTCATGGGTAACGTTGCGAATGAACTCTGCACCAAAGGCATCCAGGCATTCGCCCATCGCTTTTTTGCAGTTATCGTACTGCCCCATGACTTCTACAGGGTTCCACTTGTCGTTGTGCTCCCAATAGCCACGAATGGCAGCGAATGTATCACGCAGTTCAGGGCAAAAATCGTCGATTTTAAGGTCTTGCAGCACATCGGCGTATTCCGAGAACGTGAGGACTGCTCCCAGCAGGATGTATTGGGTCTGATTTTCAATATTCACCGCAGAAAGTCTCCCTCGTCAGGCAATTCAGCCATTGTTTGCTGATAGCCACCGTTCCAGTCCTTCACGTTACGCATCCAGTTCCGTGCAGCAGCTTTCCAGTCCTTCATAGGCGACTTGCCGACTTTCCAGCCATTCGCCGTGAAATGGTCAACGAACCGCTCTGCTTCTGATTCCATGTAACCTTTGTCCGCAAAGTATTCTTTGGCTTGCTCGATAGTCGGTGCCTTGAAGCGTTTGACTTCGTTGGTATTTTTCTTTTCACATTTTTCTTTTTTATCAGATTCAGATACAGAATCAGATACAGATAAGGCATCGTTTGCATCCATTTGCATATTTTGCATACCAGTGTATGCGTTTGCATCATTGGTATGCGTTTGTATGCACTTGCATTTTTCATCGTTCCAACGCTTATTTGCACTCCGTCTGTTTTTCTCGATTCGTTCCTGCCTTTTCTGTGCATTCATATCATCAAACGCCTTTACGACTTTCCAGAGCATCCGCATAGCCCGATCGTTGTCGTATGCTGGTTCAAGTCCAGTCTCAACGTACTGTGCGTAGTTGCGGACGAATGCTCCGAATTCCTCGTCTGTCAGCTCGTCCATCGCATGAACGTGTTCCAACAGAAGAATCATTGATGTTCTAGGCTTGTGTTCCTGCTCCATACTTAATCCTCTTTGTAGCGTTTGTTCCATGCTTCGATAAGGTCGGCTTTGATTTTTGCTTTTTCGCTTTCAGGAGAATCAAGCGTATAACTCCTGCTTTCCATGAAAATTCGACATTTGCACTTATTATTTCCATGTCCTCTTGTAACGAACATCCATAATTCGGAATCATGGCTTGTTTCCGCAATAGCCACTTCTCCACCGCAAAACGGACATTTCTTAAGTTCTTCCATCTTTAATCCTCCTCAAAACAAGCACTCAGCGTCAGATTCACGTAGCCATCCTTCGCCCGGAATGTTGACTATCTCATAATACTGCCGTGCAACGTAGATTGTTTTTTGCCCGTCCTCAGCAATCAGACCTACAATCAGATAGTTACCAGCTGCCATAAAAAACCAAGGGTTGCTCTTGTAAGTCTCTCCCTTCATCCAGTTCTTCATCCTGTTCACGGCTTTTTCAATATCCTTATCGGGGCAGTCCGGGTTGTCGTATGCAAAGAAATCTTCAGGAAATTTAAGTTTTTTCACTTTCTAAATCCCTCTCTTGTTCTGATAGTTGACCTAAATCCGTCACAAGGCTTCTTGCCTCTACCGTAGACCGGGCGTGTGTGCTTTGGCTTTCTTTTGTCTTTCGGATTGTAGCATCCTGATTGCGTCTCGCACTGCTTAACTGCTTTTGCAAATTTTTCAAGTTCATTGCAGAGCTTGTCAGCCGCTTCCGTAACCGCTTTGAAAAAATTATTGAGTTCATCACTCATATCATTCCTCCGGCGCATCAATGCGCATCCAATGCGTTACCGTCACGTCTTCCGGCAGTCTCTCACCTATCTCATCCCAGAACTGACCGTCTGCGTAACAGCCAATAAAGTACGCTGTCGGCGAGATTCCTTGCAACATTTTTCCATCTTTATCACGCCACGTTGTCTTAGTTGCAAGCAACAAAGGCTTCGTTCGCTCTCGTGGCTGTTCGTTTGCCGGATGCCAAAGTGTGTTACTCATAACTTGTTCTCCATCAAAGAACCACAGTTCGGACAGTAATTCCAACGTGTATGATGATTTTTTGTGTGGCATTTGCTGCACTCGAACCTTGTGAACGTATCGTCCTGTACAATCCATTCAGCGGTACGCTCTAAGGCTGTCGGAGCATCTTCCACAACGTCAATGGCATCGCCAATACCGCAAGCACGGCATCTAACTCCATTGTAGTTCTCGCAGCCATCGCAATATGCTTTCTCGATTCTTTCAATAAGTGCGTTTCGTTCAAGGTATTCTGAGCAATTAGACATTGTTATACCTCCATAGTAGCAATAACGGTTGCATATCCAATTAAGAAAATAGCAACATTGATAACCGCACAAGCAACAACCTTGATAACAGTGCTGTCAATATATTCATCCAAAGTGTCCCAAAGGATATATCGTTCAAACAGATAAATGGGAGATACAAACAATATACCCACCATCGTTGTCAAAACGATGCCTAAAACGACTTCATATATCAGCATTGCCCTTTCTCCCTTCAATCTCCGTCCCATACACCGTCAGGCCGCATCTTTGCAAACGCCAGCAAACCATACAAAGCGCGTTTGGCGTTGCCCTCTGTGGCGTGCCAGTAGTCGCTATCGTCTACATCGTCACCTAGTGCGGAGATGGCCTTTTCAAGCATCGGAATGCTTTCTGCTCCTGTTTTGCCATAGATTGATCGGATGCCGCCCTCTCCAAACACTTCCGGTCGATAATAGAAGTGACCGTAATTATAGGTGACGTTAAGCCACAGTTCTTTCGTGCCGCCCATAGCGCGCATACCGCCAGCGATAAAATGCGTACTATCTGCTTTGAGCGGTTTGTGCGTTACTGGGTCGCAAAGTGAAATATCATAGCTCATATTCGTCCAGCTCCTTTCTGATTTGCTGGCGTTCAATCTGCTTCAATCTTGCCTTTGCCAACTTGCGGTTGTCAGCCTTGCGAATAGCCCAGTTGTTGCGGTGGTTTGCCCAGCAAGCGTATCTGTGGCTAAATTCGCTTTGGTCGTACCAACCCTTGCCAATAAGCCCTTTATAGGTCTGCTGACGTTTCATCTTTCTTCTCCCATTCCTTGCATCCACGTTCATCCCACACGAAGTCTGCAACGTGTTCTGACTGGTCGTTCACGCACACACCCTCCGGCTCTACGTACCATTTGCAAGAGCCACAGGACTGCTCAGATTTGTTTTTGCAGGATTCTGCCATACATCGGATAGCCTTGCCAGCAGAGAACTGCTTGATGCCCATGCAAGAGCAGTGTTCGGTGGTGCAGTAGATCATTCCTGCTTCCTCCATCCAATAAAATCACACAATCCAATTGTTTGAGAGTCACAACGATGCGTATATTTAACGGTTGGCAAATCGAACCCTGTAAGGTTGTTGCAAACAGTATTCGAGCTAAAAAGTTCGTCAAAGGTATTATCATAGATTTTTGCGCTCTCGGCGTTGTAGATAACCATACCACATTGCTTGCAACGCCAAACGGAACATCTTTTCATTCTTTCGCCTCCCATCCTATCAGCTCACAAATGCCAATGTTGTTATTCTAGCAATGGTGAATCCAACTGTTCTCAAACGCAAACAGAGTAATGCTTTCTGCTGATAAGATACGTTTAATCTGTCCAGTTCTAAGCACTTCAATGTCCTTTGCAATGATTTCTTGACCGCACCGCTTGCATCGGTAGATTCTGTAATCTTTCATCTTCTCTGCTCTCTCTTGCCTCTGTTGAACCGCCCGATCACTCGCTTATATTCTGCATAGCACTCCGGGCATAGGTCGCCTGTGTCCCTGCGCCACGCCCAGTCCTTGAAGTATTCGTCAGGGTTCATCATCCTGCAACCCAGAACCGCTCCGCAGCGGTCGCATACTCGCTTGTGGTAGATTCCTCTGTCGGTTTGCATATTATCATCCTTCCACATAACACCAGCTTTGGGGCGGGCGCTTTAAGCACTTATTACAAAAACGCCTATTCGTTTCGCCCAATTCTTCTACTTGATAACTGCATCTTACTTTATTAAAATTGCAAACTCCTCTATTCCCCATGAGAATGCAATAATGAGTAAACTCGAACAAAAATTTTGGATGTTCATACAATTTCACATTGGAAATGCTCCATGCCCAGCCTTTCTTTCCGACATAATCCAAAATTTCTTTTTCCCTAAGACCGGACATCTCTTCAAATCCTTCTGGCAAGCAATCCGATTCTGGCGTTATTTCGTACAGATGATTGCAAGTGAACTCCCCTATAACTTTTCCGTCCAGTTGTTCCAAGTACCCATCGCACTCTTTGAACCATCCATTTTTTGTTTTCGTGCAATAAACATAACATTTGAAAGGTTCATCGCCCATATTCGGCTTTGTTTTCCGTATTTCAAGAGTTTTTATGCCAAGAAAAATAAGATTGCACCAACTTGGGTTGATGCTTAACAAAACGGACTTCATTTTTATTCATCCTCCCCAACATCCTTAAACAGGATTTCTTTGTCGGATTTCCAGTCTTTGATTTTGCACGGAATGTCCGTGCCCGGCACGGTCTTTTTCAGCCCGTCCATCTGCCAGATGTTCCATGAGATGATAGCAGCCATGTTGCGAACCTTCCCAGCGTCAGGCTCTATGCCGAACAGCCACTTAAAGTTCTCTCGCCATGTCAGGAGCATATTTGCTCTTGCAAGCAACAGGCTGTCACCCTGCCACTCATAGCCGTATGTAGTCGTCGCTGCGTCCTCTGCCACATCGTGCCATGTCCAGACATTCCAATCAAACCAGTTGTTTACACATTTCAGTTTGCGGTCAAATAGTCCTTTTCGTTTTGGTACTGGAATCTTTTTGCCTGTTACCGTGTCGTATCGGTTCACAAGGAATGGTGCTTCTCCGCAGGTGATTTCAAGGACTGTCGAATGGATGTACTTGATAGGCTCTTTCTTCATATCGGGCATCGCACCGTTTTCTTCGCCCATGTCTATCATCTTTTCGCAGACCCAAGAAGGAGTGAAAACCTCTGCTTTTGCTTTGGTTCTTTGCTTCTGCTCATCCAGACGCTTGAGAACTCGTGGCACTGGCGGGCATTTCTTGATTTGTTCTAACGTGATTTCATCCGCAAAGCCCGCACCCAGTTCAGGCGGTGGCTCTGTCGCCCAGATAATGTTTTTGCCGGTCGTACGGTCTTTCAGCAAGATAAACAGCGCCGCTGACAGAATCGGGTCGGAGAAATCAACCAACCGTTGTTTCATTTTCTGCTACCTCTCTGTACTCTACATCAATCCCCTTCGGCAAAGCCGTCTGATACTTCTGGGCGAGCTGCTCTGCGCTCTGGGCATCGCCCAACGGTTGTTCAGGCGGTGCAACGGTGACTTCCACGTTGTCGCGCATACCAAAGTAGTTCTTGGCTCGGAAAATCCACTCTGCCGGATTCTCCTGACCGTACATACCGTTGTATGCCCACATGGACTGCATTTGCAGAATCAGCTTCAGGATGTACTTCTGCTGTAAACTGTCGTCACGGCGCTTGCCTGTCATAATCTGTCTCAGGCTAGGCCATTCAATGCCAAGCACCAGTGCAATCCATTCCACCACAGGGGAGATTCTAGCTTCGATGCAAGCGTCAAAGAAGAAGTCAAGACGTTGCTGCACTTCAATCGGGTTGTTCATGTCCACGCTCGGAAGGTCGCCAAAATACTTGGCGGCAATCATTCCAATGACTTTCTTGTCCTCTTCATCACCGATTCTCGACTGCAAATCGCCTGTGTTCAGCATCTTAGACCTCGTGATCGCTAACTCCTGCTGTTCTTTCACCTTTTTACTCACCTGTGAGCGGATGGATTTCCGCTTGTTAAGCATCTGCTGTTTCTTCTTCTCTCGCTCTTTCTCACGCTTCGCAGCGGCTTCTTCTTTCGCCTTTTGCGCCCGCTTCTCACGCTTTTTCTTTTCAGCTTCGGTCAGCGGCGGCCTGCCACGACCACGCTTCGGGGGTGTTGCCATGTGTCAGACCTCCTTTGGTGGTTCAGGAAGTGGCATCCAATGGGTGACGGCGTATGGAATTTCACTCCCGACTTCTGCCCAATTTTTGTAAAAGTCCATAAAGCCAAAAATCGTATCGCCGTTATCGCAAAATGCAAGAACTGGAGTATGGTGTTTTGGTTGCCTATCCTTGACGCTAATCCATTTGTCAGGAAAACCGTTCTCGCTATAAGAAACCGTTTCAAAATAGTGCGTAGCCATTCCAAGTTCTTGCTCAATATCGCTGAGAATGCTGTTGTCATCCTCGTCCGTTTCGGTTTCAAGAACAAGGTAAATCCGCTTTTTCACACTCTCACCTCTTCATTTTCGTTTCGATTTTATCCAGTTTTGTTGCAATCCACCAAACGGAACAGCAGTTGTCTAACTGCCGCCACCAAGCGCACTTTTCTTTCTCGCATACGCACCGACCAAGCGGATTGCTGGTCATCTTCATCGGGCAGTAAAGTTCGTTGTCCATCATTTCCACCCCATCACAACTGCCGTACAAGCGACCAGACACACGTTGATGAACAGCCAGACAAGCATTGCCTGACGTTTTTCAAATAGGTTGTCTGCCATGTCTTTGATTGTCCGTTCGGACTGAACTACTACCGCCAGCAGGACTAGGCAGACCAGCCAGCGAGTTACAAATTCAAACATTGTTACCTCCATCTAACATCCTCTATGATGTTTGGATTTTCGTGCGATTGAAACTCATATAGACTGCATATGGTTTTCTTTCCACAAATCGGACAAATAGGAGTTTCCCCATTATCTGCCATTGCAGTTGCAACGCGCGCATCACACACAGAAATGGCAGTATTGCAGAAGTAACAAGTGAACGTTGCTCCTTTAATACGGCAAGACTTTGGATTTATTGAAGTGATTTCCGAAATAGCTTCTACCGAAAATATTGCCATCAGCTCCACCTTTCCCTCAGCTCTTTTTCAACCTGTTCTGACTTTGCTGTGATGTAATCTGCAAACTCGTCAGGGGTCATGTCCTCTTCTTTGAACTTGCCGACCATCTCCCAGTACCTGTCACCGATGCGGATGATTTTCTGCACCTGTTCCTCGGTCAGGTCTGCATCGCACCGAAGGTTCTGAATCAGTGCGCCCCATGTGGCAGATATTCCATCCAGAGCCATGCGGAAGCCGTACAACTGATTTTGCCGTGCGATTTTGCGGAGGTTGGTCGGCTTGACCTGTTTGCCACACAGGGGGCAGTTTCCAAATTTATTCATCCGACTGCTCCTTTTCTTCAAGGCGAGAGAGCCAACGCAGAATGTCTAAAACTTTCTTGCTCACTTCTGTTCTCCTTTCAGTCGATGTATCTCCATGCAACGATTTTGACATCACTTAAAACCCACTCACCACTGCTTTGAAACCAGCGTTTATCGTTATATCTGCGGTACGCAATGTCGAGGTCTCCATTTTCAAGCTTTATTTCGACAGCAATGCCACATTGCGGTTGAGTAGTCATGTTGTTCCATTCGTTCTTGTTTCCGTTGTCTAGTTTTTCTTTGTTTGGCTCTAACCAGTCATTCAGTTCTTTCATGCAGGACGGACAAAGTTGAATCGGTTCTTCGCCCAGTCCAAAGCGGTTTCGTTCCACCGTACAATCCAAGAACAAAATCGAATTTGCTGTTCCGTAGCACTCGTTTATGTCAGGCACTTTCCGATTAAAAATCTCTCCGCATCGGTCGCACTTAAATACCATTGCCATGTTCTTTCTCCAATCTCTTTAGCAGCCCATCCACGTCATATCGCCAATGGACACGCAGCCTTTTTGCTTTTACCTCTATCCCCTCTTGCTCTGCCCACTGCCAAGGGATGCTCTTCCGGCTCTCGTTGTAACGGAACGCCAGAACCTTTCTGGCAGGGATTGCAAAGGTGCGGTCTACCGCCCTGTAATTGACTATCACATGGGCGGTCTGACCGCTGTACCCCATCGCATCCACCATGTCAGTGATGTGTTTTTCTTTGCGGTATTTGCACTTTGCCTTGTCGTACTTGCCGAACACCTTTTCCAGTGGGATAGAGGGCGTTTCTATGGTTTTCAGCTCGAACAGGTGGTTCATCGGGTATCGGTACACAAGGAAGTCGCAGATGTTGTCGATGGAAAAGGACAGGTTCTCGTTGCCGCCGTAGTAGGTGGCAGCACTGTCTTTTAGGCGGTAGCACCACGCATCGGATGGGACGGATGCTTTGAAGTCTGCTTCAAACTGCTTGCCGGTGTTCATTCGTTGTCCTCGATTTGATTTCCGAAAGCGTCCCATCCTTCACGATGGTTTCTTGCAAATAGTTCAATCTTTTTAGCTGTCGGAAACATATCCTCTAACATTTTATAGGCGCATTGCGGTTTATGGCTGTGATATGTAGCGGGTTCTCGAAGTATCGTTGTGTATTTACCTCTCGTTTCTTTTCTTGGCATCAGCATTTTTCCGGGTTTATAAAACCACAAAAGATATTCATGCGAAAACCGAACAGTAAAGGCAGGAGCAACGCCGTTTTCTTTATCCCAAACCATTCTCGCATGGAGTTTGTAGCCACGCTTTGCCATTTGCCGTTCCGCTTCCATCAAGAACTTGTCAATGCACCACATAAACACATTGTGGCGGTCTGCTGTGTTTTCAAAGAAAACGTCTTGAATAGAAAAGCAATCATCAAGCGAAAGAGTTTGATAATCAAGTTCTTTTCTTTGATTTGGTCTGCATTTTCTGAGGTTTCCTTTTTTCTGCGGCCACGGTGGGTCTGTGTAAATAATTTCGTACTTTTCGTTAAGTTCGTTCATTATTCATCCTCTTTTGGGATTCTAGGAATTGGCATCCAAAACTTTACCGGGTATTCGTCATCAGACCATTTTCCGTCTTTGAATTGCATTGTTCTAATGCAGTTACGCCAATACCAAAAATCGTAAACAACAAAATAAACCCCATTTTCACTAGGTTGTGCGTTTTTTACACTTGTCCATAACTGCATAGCGGTTGGAACCGTATCAATCCATTCTTCGGCTTCTTTTAGGTCGATGGGTTCTTCCATGTTCCCCAATGCATCAATTACATCCTCTGTGTCAACAAGTCTCATCCTCGTTCACCTCTAAATTCACTTCCGAGAAACCGTTTCTTCCCTTTTTCCCGGTGCTTGTCCTCATAATCACGGTGATACACACTCTGGCTGTGGTTCAGCTCATACACGAATGCCTTGCGCTCCTCGAAGTCTTTCTTCTCTGCCTTGTACTTCTCGCAGGTGTCGTGGCAAGCTTGGTGGCGTGATGTGCAGTTGAGACAACAGGTAATCATTCTTCGCCAAATCTCCTTTTTGTTACAGCCATCGGGAACTCTTCGATTTCACTTGCCCAGCGTGCCGTGCCTTTCCCGTATGTAGTTTCCCACACTAGAGGAAAGCCACCGATTCCGTCAAACAAGCTGCCCAGCGTTGCGCCCGCTGGAAGGTATTGCTTCATTTTCTGGACGATCCAGAACCATTGCGGAAGTGCGATGCTGTTTCCCAACGCCTTATAACGCGGGCTGTCTGCCGCCTTGTGCTTTTTGCCCTTGGTGTCCGTCCACTCTCCAATATCCGTCCACCCGTCCGGGTAGCCTTGCAGGCGTTCACATTCTGTTGGTGTCAGTCTGCGGACTATCCACCGAATTTTCGTTTCCGTTAGAACAGACTGCTGATTTTGCCCCGCTTTCTCTCTCGCCGACAGCGCTGGAAATGTTCCGTTCTCGCTATATATCCGCCGAGCCTGATTATCCCACGGCGTCAAACAATCTTTCGGCTCTGTCACAATCGCTGTATAGTCCATGACCCTACTTTCATGATCTCCCGTAATAGTTGGAACCGTCTTTCCGTTCCCATTACCTCTTGCGTCATATACCTCCACAACAGCAGATGGTGTATGTGCACTGGCTGCCAGAGGATGACACGGGTCGCCCCAGCACGGACGGCTCCCGTTCTGTGGGCTTGTTATCTGTGTTGTGTCAAACGGCATCGCGTCAAGAATTCTGCATCTGACCAGCATATCGTTGTAAGCATCTTGTCCGTTGTAGCTTCCAGCGTGAGCGCCGGGCGAAAGAGTACCTGTTTTTTCCTGAATCGGCATCGGCTGAACTATAGCAAGTCCGCCCTGATTCTTTGTTGGGTTTGCGTCAGAGCAGTCCAGTGTTTTGCTCACATTTGTTTCATTGAACCCGCTGTATGGATTTGCCGATTTCATGCTGTTGCTTGATAACGGATTTATGGAATACGCAACTGCGTGACGGTCAATTGTGTTCAGCGTATATCCCACTTCTTCTTTTGTACCCAAGCCGTTCGCCCCTGCCGTATCGGCGCGGTCAGCGATGTTTCCCGCAATGCAATAGCACACGCCATGTTCATGCCGCGCCTGTAGAGTAAAGGCCGGGTCTCCATTCTTTCCAAGTCCAAGACCTGTTTTTTCTCCCATCGAGATGTGCCTTGTAGCAATTTGTGTGTTTATTGGAATCACTTCCCCAGCTTGCACTAGCTGGAAGAGCGTCTGGTCTTGGAGTGTCGATAGCGTCCCGACTTTTTCTGTTTGCACAAGTGCGCCCTTTCCGCCGCCTGCGCATCCTGAACGGATTTTAAGAGTGTACGCAGCTGCTTCTCCGCTTTCTCTCTTATCCGTTCTTTTCTCTCGGCTAGAGCAGCTAACCTCTCCCGTCTTATCCGCTTCTGCTCTTCCGCAATCAGCATCTCCATCGCCTTTGCAGCTGCACCCGGTTCCCACCACTCCATCATTTCCAGCAGGGCGGTTTGTAGCAAGTCCTGCAATTCCTTTCCACGCCGGGATGCACGAATCATAATGCCCAGGCACGCTTTCGCGCTCAAATAGTATTTCTCCGGCACGTCCACCTGCAAAATCCACGACAAGAGCGATACGTTTTCTTCTCTGGGGCACTCCCCAATATTGAGCGTCGAGCTGTCGCCAAGCCAGAGACCATCCGTTTCCGGCGATTGCTCCGGCTTTGCTCCATCTGCCCCCCCTCGGAGGTCCAGGAACAGCAGCGTCCGCTTGTCCAATGCGGGCAAGTTCTTCCAGCACGGCACGGAAATCTCTTCCTCCGTTTGAACTGAATGCTCCGGGTACGTTTTCCCAAATAGCGAAAGTTGGATACAGTCCGTTTGTGCTTGACCTCATTTCTTTTATGATTCGAACCGCTTCCATGAACAGCCCGGAGCGTTCTCCCGCAAGTCCTGCCCTGCGACCAGCAATGGACAAGTCCTGACACGGGCTTCCAAACGTGATGCAGTCCACAGGCTCTATCTTGTCGCCGTGAATCTTTGTGATGTCGCCCAAGTGTTTCATCTTTCCAAACGCCCGTCCAGCCAGATAGCACAGCTCTTATATAAGGTAGGCGGTTCGCCTTTTGTCCCAGTAGCGTAACTGTTAGTCAAAGGGGAGCGAACCATCCGGCTCTTCAATCAGGGAGAAGTCATCGTTCCCGCCCTGAGAGTAGCCAGAACCAGACCCGCCAGCCAGCGTTTTCTTCGGTCTGACCTCATAGTCACCGGAACGAATCTTGTCCACGCTGGTAAAGCGGTCAACGACCAGTTTCGTCTTGATGTTCCCATCGTTGCCCATGTACTCTTCCTCACGGAGAACCACACCGACCAGCTTGCCACGCAGGGTCTTTTCATCGTTGTTGAACTTGTAACTGGGATTGGACTGCTCCACAGCGGTGATAAAGCCCTTGAAGTATGGCAACGCCTTTTCCTTGTAGCTCTTGATGGTCTTGCCACCCCATGCCCATTCGCCCGGATTCAGCTTGCCACGCTCGATAAGGGAAGCGGTCTGCTCACGCCAGTAGCCCTTGAACTCGCCCTCTGTGACTTCCCACTCGATGTTCAAGCGCTCTTTTGCGGGCTCGTCTGTTGCCTTGCAGATACCGGCAACATATCCCCCAACAGGCAGGTCACGGCGTTCTGTGGCTTCTTGTACGTCATTCCAGTTGATGTTCTTCATCTGTTACTCTCCTTTGTTATCCGGCTGAACCGGGATGTTGTAATACTCACGGATGGTCTTGTCTACGGCGGCAAGGTCGTTCTCGATCAGCGCATCGTTGAACATTCCCAGAGGGGTTTTCACGGTGTCCATCCCATCGTTGCGAGTGCTGAACAGGTATCGCCCATCCTGCACAACGGTTTTCAGAACGATGGTAAAGTACCCTTCCACGCAGACCTTCTCGTCCAACAGCTTGCCAATGGTCTTGAATTTCTCGCCGCCATCGCCGTCACGCTCGCTGTGTCCGAAGAAATAGACCACCACATCGTCCGGCAGCTCCTTCGCCCGCATCAGCAAGGCATTGAAGTTAGCTGCCATGTCGGTAAACTTCTGGTATCCAGCGACTTTTGCGTTCCGCATGAACTCGCCGGTCATAAGATAGGTGGCATCGTCAATGACGATGGACTTGCGCTTGGTGCTGTGGATTGCGGCATCAATCTTGTCGTAGTTGTTGGTGATATAGGTTTTCATGTTGCTGCGGAACGGCAGCGGTTTGCCAAGCACGTTGATAACCGCAACCTGTTCCGGGTCAAAGTTCCGAAGCGAAGCGGATTTTCCGCTGCCGGAATGGCCATAAACCATTACTAATACTGCCATTTTTCTTTCCTTTCTTTGGCTTCATTAGGCTTCATTGTTCTCACTTCGGCTTAACTTGGCTGTATAAAATCAACCAGCCATCAGTTCTGCCAACTGTGCACGGAGGTCTTTCAGCTCTGCTTCCCTGTCATCAATCTCGGACTGCAAGTCCTCAATCGCTGCCAGCCGGTCAGCTTCTTTCGCTTCTGCCATCTGCTCGTTGGTCATAAAATACACGCCGTCCTCCGGCTCTGTCACGCCACCGAATCTGTCAAGGTTAATCATCTTTGGGTCTCCCTCTCTTGCGCTCCTCTTTGATTTGCAGTGCACTGTACCACTGGTCTTTGTCAATTTCGATGGTAGACCACCGATGGCTACAGGAAATACACTTCTTACGGCGAACGATGCTATCGTGGTCAGACCGGCTGTCAACCGTTGTGATGTTGTCGCTGCCGCACACTGGGCATTTCATTGTGCGTCCCTCCACTTGTTGGTATGAGCGGGAATGCGGTTTAACTTCCCCATCCTTTCGTTATCTTCATGCTCTTTTTCCGCGCTCACTCCAAGCGCGCACAAAACCAGAGCGGTGGCTAGTAACATCAGTGAAACAAATGCCCATACAAGCATCTGTACTGTAGTCTCGCATCCATTTATTGTATCGCCACAGCTAACGGCTACGATTGCAGCGACGATACCAAGTATGGTAAGCACGTTTCCTTTTACGGTTTTCATTTTGTCCCTTCTTTCAGAATGATATCGAATAAAAATGGTTTGCTTGCATCGATTATAACTATTGCGTTTAGCACTTGAGCTATTTTTGCAAGCGTATCAGCCTTAACGCCCGTCTTGTACGGCGCTTTATTCGGACTTGTTATGTTGTATATCGTTGGGGCTGACACTCCGCTTCTGCGGATAAGTTCCGACGCCTTCATATCACGTTCTTCAAGAGCGGCTTCCAGCGTCATGCCTTTTCATCTGTGTCCTTTGGTTCTCTGCGTCTAAAAATCCAACCGGTTGTCATCAAAGCGCCAACACCTATGATGTACCATGTCGCCTTAGCTCCGACTAAAAGCTCGATGTGATGCACCAGCCAGAAGTTCAGCAGAAACACTGCGAGAATAAACGCTAAGACAATGCCCCAGATCAGGGCGATTTCTACGAATACTTTCATCTTTATCCTTTCTTTGAATGCGTTCCAACCGTTCCTTCTCACGGCTGTGCCAGCGGATTTCACGCTTGCCATAATATTTACCATTCATAAGTCAGTTCCCCTGTTGCAAGCATCCTCGATACCTCACCGTAATGCTTGCCCATTTTATCAGCAAGTGCTTGAACTTGCCCTACGGATGGAATCTTTTTTTCTTCCAATGCTTTCTCGTTTAAGGCTCGTTCTCTTCGCATACTCTGATGTTCCGCAATACTTGCAAAGGCTGCATCTTTCGCGCAATCTTTGTGGTATTTTTGTGCCGCAGACATTTTAATCATTGGCTTACCACACCATTGGCATACGGTTTTTACTGGAGTGAACCCACGTCCTGAACTCAATGCTTTACGTCTCGCGCGCTTTTGCTCACACGAGACATCTCTTTTACATTGTGTGCAATATTTTTTGCGTGGGTTTACCCTACCCAAAAAAGCTCCGCAGCGCTCGCAATATTTAATCTCCATCTTCATTCGGTTTACCTGCCTTTTTGGCTTCCCGATTGTGACGTTCAAAGCACTGGTTGATGGATTTCTCCGTCCATAGCACCTTGTTTGCATCGTTTCTTGACACGCCAGCAGCCATTGCAAGTTTCAGTCTACGCTTTCGGCTTGGTGCCTTGTAAAAGTACGTCACCAGCACTCACCAGCCTTATTTGTGATGAACTTCGGGACTTCTCGACCTGTAGCAATGCACAGCGCAACCAGCTTTTCAACCCAGATGTCAAACAGGCTTTCTTTTGGCATATAGCACTGGCCAACACAAGGCTCATTAAAGCTTTTCCAGATCGTCAGGCCGACAGCGCCATCCGTAACCGTCCATATCATACTGTAACCATCATTGCACAGGTTGTACAAAATGTCTCGTGCTTTGCTTTTTGCTTCGTTGAGTTCAAAATCTTCCCAGTGCTTTTTGTTCTGCTCGTAGGCTTCCACAGCCTTGTCAATAGCGTGTCTAGCATCGTCTGGGTGCTCGAGGTCCACCTTCAATGTCAAAATCTGTTCCATGTTCAGCCTTCCTTCTGTTCAATCTCAAGAATCTTGCAGATGCTCTGGATAATCTTCTCCGGCTTTCGCTCACCACGAAGGATCTTGTAGAGGTACGAATCATCAAGGAACAATCCAGTATCGCTTTGAACCGCCTGAATCAGCTCCGTTTGCTTCATACCCCGCTGCAACAGCTTCATCTTCACTTCCAGCTCAAAGCCAGAACGGAAGTTTTCTTTCAAAATTCCACCTCCAGATGCTAAAATCTATTGACAAGTACGGAAAACTGTACTAATATAAGGGTGTAGAGAGTTTATATTGTACAGCGTTCTGTACTGCTCATGTCTGTATTATAGTACAGACTTCTGTACAAGTCAACTCTTTTGTACAAAATTCTGTGCATTTGTATACTTGCACAAATATGGGAGTGTTCTTATGTCGGACTTGTACAGCAACATCCATGCACTCTGCGAAAAAGAGGGCATCAAAGACGGAACCCTTTGTTCCAACATCGGGATTCGCCGTAGTTTTCTTTCTGAGCTGAAAGCCGGGAGAACCAAGAGCCTGTCCACAGAGGTTCTTTCTAAAATCGCAGCCTACTTCAACGTATCGGTAGACTACCTTCTCACTGGCGAACAAAAAGAAAACCCGCCCCAGCAGCCGCAAAGTGAAGTCGATGCAGCATTGGAGCGGATTAGGAGAAAACTTGAATCTATGCCGAAGGAACAGCGTGAAGCTCTGATGAACCTGATCGAGAAGATGTAACGTTCATGCCCGGTAAAATAAAAGAATCCCTTGTGCCGGGCTGGTGTAGCTCTGCGCAAGGGATTTTCTGTTATTCTAGGTCTAGTGCTTGTTCTGTTGCTGGAATCTTTTCAGGATGTTCCAGCAGCCATGCAATAAATCGGTCAATCTTGGCTCTTTCCTGTTCACTCATTGTGGCATATCCTCCCGATCGGTAAGTGCAGATGTTCATTTGATACGATTATACATCTTTCTGTTGTATAGTCAATATCATTTTAACAACTTCGTAAAAATCGAATGTTTTCTTCGCATCCATTACTTTGCATCGGGGAATCCCAAAATCGCAATGAGCGTCCAATAAAGCCACGATGGAACCCGCTTATCCTTTGTTTTGCAATACGTCTTTGAGCATGGAACGAAAGGGGTTTTCAGGCAGCTTGTCCAGAACATCTGCTTTGACAAGCGCGTTTGTGCTGATACTGTGCGAAACATTGTTTAGCTGCACAATGGCATCGTCTAAGTCTTTTACGGTGGCTCCACGCCGTTCCATTGACTGGAGGAAAGTTTTCACTTCTTCAAGAACGACAGGGTTCTCGACTTTATAGAATCCATTCGTAAAGTCCATCTTCTTCTCCTTTCACAGTTCTACGAGCTGTCCATCAATGCGTTCGATGTTGTCTGCCGGGTCGCGTCCATCGTCTAAGGCGGCTACGGCACGTTCCAGGATGCCTTTTGCTTCGATGTAAGCATCTTTATCAGCCTCGTACCCAGAAAGGCTCAGGACAAGCTCCAGCGTCCGTCTGCGGGCGTATGGAATAATCAGAGCATCTACGGTTCGGTTCATCAGCTTTCCTCCCACGGTTTCGGCGTTTTGTTTTCGTTCGGTTCAGATGCGGGCATTCCGTCAATGATAATCATATTGTTACCTCCTGTTTTGATTGTTTTTTTCGATGGTACAGTTATAACACAGGCTGCTGTTGGTTCTCCATAGCAGCTTTTTCCATTTTTTGGCTTGTCGAACCCGGCAGTTTTGCCGGATTTTGTTGAAAGGGCGAGAATTTATGGATGAATATTTAGTAAGAACAGCCAAGGCATTAGAGATAGCTCGAATGCGTTCCGGCTTGAGCCAGCAGAAATTGGCGGCAAAAATGGGCGTGAATCGTGGCACGGTCGCCAATTGGGAGCAAGGTCTGGCAGCCATCTCCCTGCCGATGGCTATGCGCTGGTTCACCTGCTGCGGCGTATCGGTGGCTCGATACATGGACGCTTGCATTCACCCAGGGCTGCTGGAACACTTGGAAGACGGCCTTTCCGATCTGGAGAAACGGCGGATTCTCATAGATGCTATGATGGAGTGCTCCTCCTATGAGATAGATGCCTTGCTGTATATCAGGTACGGAGATCACGGCTCAGACCACATCGGTGTACTGACGGAAATCCTGGCAAACCTCCACACGCCGTTGAAGGACAGAGTTGCTGTCTGCCGGATGGTGTCTGGTAGCTATGAGATGGCACAGGCTACCGGAACAGACCCAGACCCGAACGGAACCGCCCCAAAGATGGAGATTCTCTATCAGGCGCAGGACGCTGGAACAGAAGCTGCCATGAAGTCCAATGATTCCTATACCGTTAATCCAAATAATATAAGCAGCTGATTGTCGAATTATCGAAGTTTTTACGGTATACAGGGGGACGTGCTCCACTTTTTGTACACAATAGGCCTGTTATAAATATGGTTTTGGGTTGTCATTTTGTCCCCCATAGAATCGTAAATGGTGGATTTTTGCGGATGTAATTAACGAACTTGCGTGAAATTTTCGTTCATAAAAGCGTGACTTGTCAATTCGTCCCCTATTGGTGTGATTGCACTCCATTTTCTGTACACGATAGAACCGTCAGATAGATTATAGGGCTTGATAGACGTTTCTTATTCAGCAAAAAAAGTCGTCGTTTTCCACAATCTGCCCGTTGAAGAGAAGAAATTGTTGAAAATGTATCGTCGTCACTATTTGATGATGATTATTTATCTCTTGTTTATCTCTTGTTTATATATATAGTAAGAACGTGTACAAAAAGTGGAGCATTGTGTACATAAAGTGGAGGAACGTGTACAAGAAGTGGAGTGTATCGTGTACAAAAAGTGGAGTATCGTGTACAGAATGTGGAAGTCGATTGTTGAAAAAATAATTGTGTACAGAATCATTGACGTGTACACGATACAGTGGTATAATAGGGTAGAAGAAATGAGGTGATGCAATGCCAGAATTGACAGGAAACAACCTTGTCGAAAAGAGCAAGGCATTGGTTTGGGCAAAGTTTACGGACTACACAGCGGGTGAGCTTCGGCTGCTTGAAGTCTATCTGAGCCGTATCAATCCGAGAGACCCGGAAAGCTCCAACGTGTCGTTTACGCTGGCTGAATATTGCAAACTGCTGGATTTGAAGCTCAATTCAAAGAACTTGAAGTCGCAGGTTAAGCACTTTTTGGGCAACGTGGTTTCAGTACCACTGAATGCAGATGGAACAGAATATGTGATGTATCCGCTGTTTACAAAGGCAGAGGTCAAGTACAATCGAGAATCCTTGTCCTATGACGTTTCAATCAACTGTAATCCTGACTTGCGGCCTGTGTTTTTCGACATTGCAAGAAGCGGCTACGTCAAATACCGTCTGCGCTATACGATTGGGATGAAACAGCAAGCATCTATTCTGATGTACAGCATGATTCGAGATTGGATGAATCGCTCTCTAACATCGAACAAGATTGGTTTGAAGCAGCTGCGTGACCACTTGGGGGCAAACGATGCAAGTTATGACGATTTCCGGGCTTTACGCCGCAGAGTTCTTGAACCAGCAGTGGAAGAGATCAGCAATGTTTCAGACATTGTCGTTGATTTTGAAAAGATTTGCACAGGGCGAAAGGTAGTAGCAGTTGAGTTTCGATTCGGGTACAAATCTAAGCAGCCCGTCATAGATGCCGATTCTAGCGAAGTTGATTGTGAGACGGCTAATTCAAAGCCGGAGAGCAAAAAAGCCGCCAGAAAGCCCCGCACAAGCGGATATGAAGGGTATGACTGGTCTGTTTGCGATGCTCTATCTGTTCAAGAGTGCATCGAGGTGGCAAAGGTTGTCGAAGTCAAAATGATGGAAGAACACCCGTCTATCAAGCTTCCGAAGCGGAGAGATGCGGTTTACGACATCGTAAAGGCTGCGTGTGCGGATATTCTTTCAATCAACCGTGACCCTTGGCCTGACCATCCGAAGCGGTATCTGATTGGTAGCTTGAAGAAAGACGGCGCGATTGAAGAGTATCTTCCGGCATTTTATGAGATTGACGCGCTGCAAAAGTAATCAGACATAGAAAATAAAAGAAAGAGTGATAAAATGGCAAAAGTTCCATACTCCGTTTTGAATAAAGCGGAACTTGACCTTGAAAAAAAGTTTGATTATCAGTTTCGGTTCAATCATCATGGAAATCAGGCTTCTGTAAGGGTTTTGCCGCAGAAAAGTTATAGCGAACTAACGCCTGACGAAGCGATTGAAGCCGGGAAAACCTTAATCGAAGCCGGTAAAGCGGCGAAAGAGTTCATTTATAACGGTTACTTTATAGATTGGGGAGAATAAAAATGGCAAAAATCATAGCAGTCGCCAACCAGAAGGGCGGCACAGGAAAGACCACCACAAGCACCTGTCTGGCTGGTGCGTTGCAGTTGCTTGGCAAGAAAGTGTTGCTGGTGGACTGCGATGCCCAGTGCAACGCAACGGACACATACGGCGCACAGACAGAGGACGTGTGTACTTTGTTCGATGTAATGACCCGGCAGGGTACAGTAGAGGAAGGAATCCAGCACTGTGAAGCCGGTGACATCCTGCCGTCAGACAACGCATTGAAGGACATTGACGAACAGCTTGTCCGGGACATTGGTAAGAACTTCCGGCTGCGTGAAGCGCTGGAATCCGTGTCTGAGCAGTATGATTACATTGTGTTGGACACTCCCCCGCAGCTTGGTCTTGCGCTCGTAAATGCGCTGATCGCCGCCAACAGCATCATCGTTCCCATTACAGCAGACCGATATGCGCTTGCCGGATTGAGCCAGCTTTCGCAGACTATCGGTGACGTTCGCAGATACTTCAACCCGACTTTGAAGATTGAAGGTCTGCTTCTGAACCAGTACAAGAGCCGTGAGAACCTGTCCAAAGAGGTCGTGGAGCAGCTTCCTGTGATTGCACAGAGCATGGGAACAAGGCTGTTGGACGTGAAGATTAGACCGTCTATGGGTGTTCGTAAGGCACAGGCAGAGCGGCACAGCCTGTTTAGCGGTGACACGGCAAAGAGTACCAGCGCAGAGGATTTCAAGGCTTTGGCGCAGATGATTGCTGGAGGAAAAGAAAAATGAGCAAAATTATAAAATCATGCCCGTTGTGTGGGAAAGGCATTGTGGTAAGTGTTTTGTGCCAGTATTCTTTGGATTATAAAATAAGGAAAACCGGTAAGATTTCAACAAAATTTAAGAAAACAGATGTCGGCGGAATCGGCTGTTCTGTCGCATCTTGCGAAGATTATGAAAATTGTGATGCAAGATGGGAGACAGATGAATTTTTTATAGATGAAGAAGGCCGGTTTGTTGATGAAAAGTATTGTAAGGACGGTACAGAAGAATGAAATCAACCAGCAAAAAATCAACAGGTCTGCTTGGCGGGTTTGATTTTCAGCCTATTTTTTCGGAACAGCCATTAAGCCGAAGTGAGCCAAAGGAAGAAGAAGTAAGCCAAACAAAGCCGAATAATGCAGAACAAGCACCGATTAAGCCTAGTGAAGCCACAGACAGCCATGCAAAGCCGAGTGAAGCGGAATTAGGCAGTATTAAGCCGAAGCAAGCCAAAGACTGCGAAAGACAGCCGAGCGATGCAGTATTAGGCGAAGGTAAGCCGAAGAAGCTGAAACAGGCAAAAGAAGTGCAGCGTTTGATTGAACAGGGCAATATTCCCGGCGCACTTGATGAAGCTGGCTTGACAAAGAAAAAAATCCCGATGCCGGAATCGCATCAGGGCGTTGCAAGCGGTGACGGCAAGCGTTCTAAACGCATTACCATCCTTATGAGCGAGGAAGAACGCAAGTACATCAACCGTGAAGCCAGACGGCACGGAATGACGATAGGGCAGTATGTGTACGCTCTGGCTGCTGCGGCGGCAGACGGGAAGATTGAGTTGGAGGATTTTTTGGAGGATTGATAATATGAAAAAGTTCGTTGTTCTTTTTGAAGGATGGAACGAAAAGCACGACCATGAATGTATGTGCTATGTTATTGATGTGGATGATGACTTTGAAAGTATTTTGAGTGTTGAAGAGCAGGCAGAGAGGATGGCTCGAAACGAACATCCTCATCTGAAAAGTTTTGAGACGCTTTACATCAAAGAACTGCTTAACAGATAAAAGCTGAGATAAAAAAGAGGTGAAATGCCATGGGAAGAATTATTGACGCAGATGCCTTTTATCAACAAGAATGGATTCGCTGTGGGATGTATGAACCAATGATTGGCGTTGATAAAGTGGATTCTAACAAGGAGACATTATACAGAACCTTGCGAAGCCGATTAAATAAAGTCCCAGAGGTGGATGCAATAAAAGTTGTTCGCTGTAAGGATTGCAACCTTTGGAACACATGGGATAAGCAAGGAGAATCGTGCAGCTGTGCTCATTTTACACAGGATGATTCTAAGGCTGTATACACCAAACCTGACGACTTTTGCAGTTATGCAGAACAACAATAAAAACTAAGCTCTAGGAGGCACAACTATGGAAACAAAAGTATTTAATAATGCGACAGATTTAAAAAGTATGTTGCTATGTCTTTTGTATTGCGATGAGCCAGTTAAATATATTTCTGGGCAACATCCTGAGTGGAGTGTTTTGTTTGACGAAAATGCTAATTCTATTGTTGCTCGCAATAATGTAACAAAGCAATCTGTTGCGATGCCTCTCTAATAAAAGCTGAGTTCTTGGAGGATTAACGTATGATTGTTTATAGACCTCATCGTGGTTCTTTGGAAGATGCCATGAAAGAAGTAAAAACATTTAACAACTGGTATCAGATGACACATTATATTGCAAATAATTGGAATTTGGCGGTTGGTAAGAAAGTGATAGACCCTGATGATATTGTTATGGACGATAAACTGGTCAATGATGACCGTGTTGGTTGGAAAGACGTTCACATGGTTTTGGCAACTCGTATTGGGAATGACAATTTTATGGAAAAATACGGAAACTCGCAGTGTATCGGGTATTGCACTTACGATGCCTCAAGTGTCAAAAAATACTTAACACCGGAAGAAGTAGTGGGCGAAAACTTTTATTGGGTCAAAATCCAGTACGATGATGACGAAAAATGCAGACACTTTCAAGCTCCGTTCGTCTTGTTTGCAAACAGCAAAGAAGAAGCAAAAGCAAGAATCGAGCGAGAAGTCCCCGGAAAGTTTTCCATTATCAGTGTGGTAGAACTCGACAAGAGCCTTGTAATTACCCCGCAAGATTTGTTTGACATGTGGTCAAAATCAACGCTTTGGGAATGAGAAAAACGCTAGAGGATAGAACGGGCAGCTATAGCCCATCGTTAGGAGGTGCGGGAACCGCCACCCCGCCTAGCTTTTTCAATAGTAAACCCCTGTGTAGCCGTCAAAAACTACACAGGGGTTCTGTTTTACTTATCAGCAATGCAATCCCAGTAGAGATATGCCTTGCCATCTGCGGCATCTGCGTCCTCAAGGAATGCCTTTGCCATGTCAGCATAGAAGCCCGGAGTGTCAACGGACTGGCGTTTTGCGACCTGACAATAATCCGAGTACATCATGTTCATAACAGCCCAGAAATCGTTCGGGTCGCAGGTGATATTGCGCTGTTTGGCAACGTCCTGTGTCTGTTCCAGCGTCCAGTGACAGCCCTTTGTGCCGTCAGCGTTCACCATGCTGTCGCACCATTCCTCCGCTTCATCGTGGGTGAGGTGCTTGCGTGGCATCTTGATCGAGCGGCTGTCTGCACCACCACGTTCGTACTGCCCAGACTGCTTATCCCAGTCTCCGTTCTGCGAAAAGCCAATCTGCGGCATCTTGCGCCCATACTCTACGTCAGGATAGCGGGGGATAGGGTAGGGGTCGATGTAGCGGTTCTCTTCCTGCGGATAGTATGAATAGCGGTCGTTGCCACTTTCCAGCTTACGCAGACGGCGTTCCAGCTCACGCTCCCTGCGGTCACGCTCTTCCTCGAGGCGGTCACGCTCCGGCTCACGGTCTTTGTCGTGGTCACGGAGCATCATCATACGGCGAAAATTAGTCTTGCCCATAATCTATACCTCCTCAAGAAATGGACGCGGGTGCACCGGCGTGGGAACGGCAGAAGCAGCCAAGATACTTGAACGTTCCGGTTCCTGTCGCAGACGTTGCCACACGGGTAGCATAGCGGGTGCGGGTGTGGATG